GTGCGTTGGGTCATATTCTGCATGGGCCGGAGCTCCGAAGTTATTGGACATATTCCCGAAGTATGATTCGCCAGAGACGAGGAAACAAGACTCCGGATCTTCGGGATACTCTTGAATGAAGAGTCGTTTTAATTCTTTTTTCTTTTTACGACGCCATAAGATTTGGGCAAATGTTAGATGATACGTATCAACTAATATTTTTTCTTCGTCGTCTAACCGCGCATCATCTTCCGGTGTAACGGGTAATACATATTCTGCATCCCAGAACCACGGATAAAAGTGCAACTTCCACGGGCTATTCCCGGCAGCAGCCTCCATCGCCCTTTCATAGAACCATCCACTCGCACCATTTGGGGTTGACTCCAACACCACGTCGGGATTACCGCCCTGCATAGCGCCAGCCAAAATGCGTTCTGGATCGGGCCAGAAAGCAACTTCCGACCCGTGAAAATCTGTGTAAGTGTCACCACGACCAGCTTCCTTACTACCAGCAGTCGCAATGACAATTGTGGAGTCAAAGTCTGGATATGTAACCAACGTTGCATTTGAATATTTCCTATTAGGCTGCACGCCTTCGATGCGGCAATTTTCCCAAAAGCGATCCTGCATCCTGCGAAGCTTTTGGGTGGTCGCATCGTCGTGGGACATGGTCATGGCGGTGACAGTAGATGTTATGGCGCGGCGGAAAATTTCCCCTTGCACCACCGTGGAAAAGCCCAACTGCCGGGCTTTGAGAATGATGTCGCGCCCAGTGCGATGTTGCATGAAATGACGCTGGGCTTTGTTGTAGACCAACAGCTGTTTTTGCTTTTGCTTGTTGAGAATGTAGAGGAAATGACCGGCAAAGGCCTCCGCGTCGAATAGCACGTCGGCAGGGGTTTCGATCCCTGCTTCTGCGGCGGCTTGTTGGAGGTCAAATTCTTCAATCATCAGAACCTTCGGGTAACGCATCGATAATTTGCCGGGACGCAGCGTTTTCGTGGCTTGGCCCGGAGAGAGCGTTGGACAGGGTGCGTTGCTCGGTGGAATTGATGAAGGCAGAGCCGGGACCGGTGCGAGTGGTGGCAGCTTCTTTTGCCGATTGCACGAAAACGGACCACGCGGAGAGCGATACGTTGACCTCCGTGTCGGGTTGCTTCAGCAGGTTCAAATGCTTGGCAATCCGATCCAGTGCATCCATTGCGCTATAGAATTCGACTTTTGCGAAACCACCGAGGCGATTGGGCTCATAACTTTTAATGAGCCACCCCAATCCATCTTCCTTCAATTTTTCAATATCCACGAACCATTCGCCGGGGGCAGTTGGGGACTCAGTCATATAATCCGTAATATCCGCCCTTGCAATGGTCGCCAGCCGAGCCAGCACTTCGTTGGCCTCCATGCACATGGTTTGCATGCGTTCATCGATCGCCGCCCTGATGTAAGGCTTATGCAATATTTCATAGCCGGCCATCATTGCATTGCGGGGATGATCGACGCAGTAACCGGCGAGCAAGGCGGCTTTTTTGGCATTCCAATGGATTAGATAGAATTCGAGAAACGCCTGTTCCTTTTCGGTCAGGGTTTGGTTGATTGCTTTCGTAGCAGGTTTTGCGTTGGCCATTGCCGAAGACTCCTGTGTCTATACTTGATTTAATTATAACATGTTTTTAGCTAGAGGGTTCAATGAGTTTTGGGCCGCAGGAAACCGTGCATGGGGTGCTGCGCGATGGACGACGCAGGTTGTTTGGTGGCCGTGGGCCGGAGAGGGTCAAACCTTGGGCTTGGGATTTTAAGGTAAAACCTGTTCTAGAACATGCTTAAACACGTTTTCTAGCATGGCCTACACGCCCTGAGTCTTAGGCGGGCCAAGGGGCCCATAGTTATATATGGGCCTGATACCCGACGAGGTCTGAGGGGTTCCTAGGGGACAACGGAGAGTGAGGAGAGCACTGAGCGCTGCGACGAATTGGTTTTCCGAAAACTTCCGCAGAAAATTTTTAAGCCAATATAGGCGCGCAGATTTTTGGATCAAATTTCCGGGTGGCCACCTAAATGGCACATCTAGAAGGTCCAAAATCGAAACAATATTCTGAATTTGAGAATTTGAAATAATTCTCGAAAATACACTGGGAGGTGTATCGTGATTGACCCCGTAACCCTTGCAGTAATCGTAGTCGTTTGCGCAGCTATTGCGCTGATCTTCATCCTGCTTGTTGCAGGCATTAGCATGATGTCTAGGAGATAGTGAAATGAATAACGAAATGTTCTACCACTTAGTTTCACAGGCTGGCAACGAAGTCGGTCGTTCGGTTGAGATGATGCTGTTCGGTGACACGAGTTTGTATCACATATGCACGTGCTACGTGACTGACCTGGCAGCGCGGTTCAGCATCAGGTATGACGTGGCTGTGCATGGTCTGTCTTACGAGCAGATCGTCAACAAGTATGGCGAGTGGATCGACTCACGCGCCCCTATCATGAGCAAATAAGGAGACTATACAATGACTATCAAATCCGTAATGATGCAGCAGCGCAAAGTCACGTACATGTTGATCGCTACGCAATATGCGTATGAGGTTGTGCATGCATTCGTAGAGAGTTGCAACGGTGGTATCGTTGCGTGCGAACATGACAGATTGTATATGATCATACTGAACAATGATGATCAAATCAACCGTTGCAAAACGGCTTATCAGAACGCTATCGGCTAAAGGAGATATGCAATGAATAATATGGATGCAAGAATCGTATATGAAGAGTTCACTGCCCAATATGAAGACCTGTGCGACGAACTGCATGCACAGTGGTTGCTGTACACGAACAAGATTCGCTGGGAAAAAGACCCAGTAAAGCGCGATGTGTATAACGAGATTCTCGACTACATCGACCGCGAGTTGACTGTCATCGAAGGTTGGTTCGATGCATTAAGTGAGCGGTGGTTGCGATGATCGAGAAAGTGTTGATTGTAATCGTACGGCTGCTGATTGCAGCGATAATCGTAATCGGTATTTCAATGTTAGGTTAAGGAGATTGTAATGAATATCCAGTTGTCCATCAACATCGATGAAGAAACAGGTCGCATCGACCAGGAACTGTGGGGTGACACCCACCAGATTACACCTGCTATGGCAGCAGTATTACTCAACTGCAAGATCAGTGAAATAAAAGAAATGATCCACCCGCATTGCGTAGAGCACGTGGATGAGCATGGGATTGTGTCGCGCTCATTTGGTTACGGTTATGGCGAAGCAACCAATGAGTTCTATCGTGACCTGCTGAAATATGAATGGCGTTTAGGTTATGATCGTGCTGGGATCGGTATTGCGTTGACCACGTGGGGAGGGTTTCCGATCTATCCAATGTGCAAGAACGGTAATGAACTATGCTTCCAGACTGAAGCGGAAGCGATGGAATATCTGATTGATAACAAAGATAAATGGAGCAAGTTAGAATTTCAACAGGGAGATGGTGAGTAAGATGCGTGCATTATGGAAAGTCGAATGGGAAGTTACTCTGCCGAACGGCGTGATCGGTCATTACGTTAAGATCGCTGCCGACATCGAATTCAAAGAAGGTGTCATTCGCTTGATCGGTACAAAAGATTGGACCGAAGTGATTGATACCGAGATCATGAGCGAGTTGCACATCACCGCTTACTTCGGATAATAGATCGAAACCTAGGGCGCTTGGGGGCAAGCCCGATGGTCCAACGGTATTCGCCGTTGCTGATGAGATCAGTTATCTCTTTCTGTTCGATACACCTAGGAGGTGTACCATGGCTAAGCAGCCAAAGTTTGTATCCGCCAGCGACAAGTTCGCAGCCAAGTACGGTATTTGCAACAAAGAAGGACAGCTTCTGTCCGAGTGGTATGTGCGTCAGTACATCCACTGCTGGTGCCGTCTGGACTCCGGGTTCGACACTGACAAGTGGCAACCCGTTAGCGCTCCAGAATATGTTGATGTCAATGGTCACGCTGTTGTGATGACCAACCGGGAAATGCTCATCGACTACTTCATGACGGACAAGTGGTTGCGTGCACACCCCGGTCTGACAGGTTCGGAAATCGGGCATGAAGCTTGCCTGAGCACGTTGTGGGATGAAGCTGGTTGCTCGCCCGTCCGGTCGGCGGCTGACATCAAGAAGATCGCCACCCGCAAGGCTGGCATCAAGGCGCCCGAAACGCACACGGGTGTGGGTCGTGAAGCTGCTAAGCAGGCAGTCGCTGCGAATGAAGAGCGCAAGATCGCCGAAGCTAAAGCGAAGAAGCTGGAAACGATCTTAGCGATGGATACCAAGCAGTTGAAGCAGATGATGACAATGGACGTGAGCATCCTGCCGGCCGAGTCGCAAGCGTATATCGCAGAGTTGCGGACGATCTACGCTGAGTACAAACAGTCGACCAAGAAGACGGTTGACGCCAGCAAGTAGTACACGCAATGAATGGGGGCAAACAATTGAATAGCAGGTGCGCATCCACCCGACGTAGGGGGCGTCGGGAATTAGATTACTAGGAGATGTTACAATGGCTAAGAAATTCGTTGCTGAACTGAAGACTGGCGATATGATCTGCACTATCGACGATAGCCTGCTCATTGCGATCGAAACGTACTGCGAGTATGAAGTCGACTGGTCGTTGATGTTCGCCGATAGCATGGATGAATTGAACAAGTGGATCCAGCAGTACGCGATCATGGCCAAGGCTTTTGGCACGATTGAATATCGCCCGATGAACACCACCGCTGTGCTCATTCGCAGCTGGGCATTCTATAATCTGCGTCTACCGATTCAGAAAGCTATGCGCAATACGATTGATCGCAATGTGGCGATTGCACGTATGCTGCATAAGATCGATCAGTGGATTTACAAGATCACGTTCGATCTGCTCTAATAATATGCAGTGAATGGGGGCAAACAATTGAATAGCAGGTGCGCATTCACCGGAGTTAGGGGGACTCCGGAATTAGACTCATTAGGAGACTGCTACAATGACTACCGAAAACAACGTAACCAAGAACAGCAACACGATCATCGTCAAGACCGCTATCGACGGATACTTCCGCGCCAAGTTGAACCCTGATCTGTTCAATGCATTAGTTGAAAACGAAGAGGCCGGTACGGTACTCACGACCGAGGCTCTGGACATTGACACGTTTGATGATAACATGCGGGCTGTTGCTAACGTGTATAGCGTGTCATCTCAATATGTACTTGAACAGACCAACATGCTCGAATACGCTGCCGCTCGTGCACATGAGACTATCGATAGTTCGATGTCTAATAGTGATAAACTTGAAGACGTTGTTGGTCTTATCGATGATCTCAGCACTGCACGCGATCAGGTTACTGTGCACGTGCGCGTATACGACATCGCCAACGCATATGTACTTCACATGTCAAGCAATTGCGCAACGTTTGTGCGCCTATACGCTAGCAAGTATATGGAAGGCGTTGAACTTGACGACAATGGGACGAGCGTCGGTGATATCAAAGAGCTGTACGTTTCGTTCGACTCTGAAGAACAGTATGCGGATTTCATGAACAACCCGACCGCTCCTACGCGTGACGATCTCAATCGCTGGTTCAGCGACTCATTGACTGATGCAGGCACTAATCGCTACTCGATCAAGATCGGAATGTGGAACGATAACCTGTTCAGCATGGAGTTCGCACGCGCATTGAGCATCAGTGGTGCTACCTGCCGGGTCGATGCTGCTCCGTCTTCTGAGTATCTTGATGAGAACGGTCGCATGGATGACATCGTGTTGTTGCAGATCTGTGGTACACCGATGCAGATCTTTGAGATCGTTGCATGGATCTTTGCGCATGACACTGCGCACTAGTAGCATGTAGTACATGGGGGCAAACAATCGAATAGCAGGTGCGTATACACCCGATGTAGGGGGCATCGGGAAAGTAGACAATAGGAGACTGAGCAATGACTAAGATGGATCGCTTCAACAACGTTAGCAATGATAGCATCATGGACCTGCACGTGCAGTTCCCTTGCGCAACTGCACTGACCGGTGTTATGCAGTTGGACTTGAATGTGTTCGACACTGCTGACATGCAAGACATTCGCCAAGCAAAAGAAAACATCTGCGACTATCGCTTTGCGATTGACAGCTTCGCAATGCTGAAGTTCACGACGACCGAGGCTTTTGAGAACTGGTTTGAGACTATGTTCTGCGTCGTGACGTTGAATGATGTGTTTGTTGAATGGAAGAAAGAGATCGACGCTCGCACGCGTAAGGCTCTGTCGTACATGAACACCGTTATGGTTGACGGCGGTAAGGATCACGATGAGATCGGTATCGAGTTCTTCGCTGATCGGATCGTTGCATGCAACTCAAGTGGTTATGCATTCACCTACATGTTGGGTGAGCCAATCATTGAGCACATCGAAGATATCCCGGTCAATCGTGTTGAGATCGAGATCGCTTGCGGGTTCACTGATAGTGAAGCATGGGACTTAACCCTCAACCTCGAATGCGATCAAGAACACGCACACTTTGCTTACACGCATGATGGTTATGTCGATGCGTTCGATGTAAATGGCAGCGCACCGGGCGATGGTCTTGGCTCGACATTCTATGAGAACAACCTGCAGTGCGTGCAGTTGATGTTCTATTCGCAAGAAGCATTTGAAGACTTCGTTGAATGCTTTTACGGTTTGATGTAATCCATTCACCGGAGTTAGGGGGACTCCGGAATTAGACAACAAGGAGATAATGAAATGAAAACAAACAAGGTCGTAACCGTAACTTCTGCTTCTGTTGAAAGCACAGTTGTCGAAATCAACCACTGCATCTTTGTGCTTGATCATACTGATGATAACCGCTGGATGACTGAAGTATACATCAGCTCGTTGATGGGAAAGAAAATGTCGACACTGCGTGCATTCTGCAAGGCCAACGATATTGAGTACGATTACTTCAAACCCGGTGCGCAGATCTGGTTGACCGGTTCATACGGTAGCATTATTCGCCTGCTCACCAGCCGCGCATTTGATGAGCGCTGGACGAACAATCCAATGCATAGCAATATTTTCTATCGCAATACAGACCGGGAGTTCCTTATGTACTGGGCAGCTGACGGCATCTATGTTGCTATTGCACATGCGATGACCATACTGGACGAGAATGGTGACATCATCTATCACAAGGATTATGATGCCGCCGTTGCGTGGATTGCTGCACATAAAGCAGAAGCCGACGTATACGATATCTACGCATAATTAATCCACCCGGTGTAGGGGGCACCGGGAATTAGACAACATTAGGAGACTGAGCAATGACTACGTTTGATATCGAAATCGAATTCCGCAGTGACGAGTATGTGACCAAGGTCTACAATACGACCAATCAATACATCGGTGCCATGCTGCACGTCGCTACCAAGTGCGTCAGTGAGATCAAGCATATCTCGGTTATCGCGCACACTGAGTTCATCGATCACTACATGAACTACGACCTTGAGCATGACGTACACACCTATACGACCGGCTACCCGATGCCTGACATGCTGGACTACGATGTGACGCAAGACTATTCGTTGCTGGTTCGCCTTGCATCAATGTGGGCCGATCAGCGTGCAATGCTGCGCGTATTCGAAGACTTCGTTACCCCTGAAGTTATGCATCGGGCGGAACAGTATGGTTTGTGCTGGTCGACTGATGGTCATGTCCGTCGTTACTGGGGCAATGTCTTGGCCGTCGGTACTTTGATCGATGTTATTGAACAGGAGAACATTACCGAAGGCGTTGAGTCCAACACCGAGTGGTTGTGGAACAACGTCGAATATCTGAAGGGAGGGTAGCATGGAACGTAAGGACTTGCCGGAGTTCGCCGATGATGGTGAACGGTTGCATTACCTCCTTCTTGCATTCAAGAAGGAGAAGGCGTATGCACTGTATCAAGCGCGTATGGCGAAGGCAGAGGGTAATGTCGCGCAGTATAACTACTGGCGCGGTGTCTACTCCTGCGCATGTGGTGCATATGAGCACATGCTGCTCATTGACGTGCCGGTCGTAATTAAGAAGTCGGCGGGAGCACGTTGGAAGACGCTGCTCGGTTACGCGATCGACTTCGCGAAAGAGATCGCTATCGGTACGATTAGCGACGCTATTCGCGGTTAGTTAATCACCCGGTGTAGGGGGCACCGGGATTTAGACAATAGGAGAGTATTACAATGGCTACGTTGAACGAAGAAATGAGTACCTGGATTGAAATGTCCGTCACCATCATTGCGGATGCTGCTACCGTTCTGTCCTTCAGTCTTGACGCTAAGATGATTGACGCCATCTTTGAAAAGATGTACTGTGACTTGGCGAAGAAGCTTGGGTTGAAGTCCGGTGACGTGTCGCCTGAATGGGTTGCGGATTATAACCTCACGGTCGAACAGATCGCTGCTGGCATGGATCGCACTGAGCACCTAGTATTCCTCACTAAGGTCTGGGCGGAAATGAACAACAACTAACAATCGAGTAGAAGAGCGAAACCCTCAGGTGTGCTGCACCTGATGGGTCCATGGGTGACGCCCATGCTGAGGAGCTCCGAGAGAAAACGGAACAACCAGTGTCGCACCAAACACAAGCGACCACCTAGACCACAACCGTAAAGAGGAAGTGGCCAATGCTACGGATGCAGGAGATGACCTGCAGTTCCGCCCGTGGCGAGAAGTCGGAACTTTTTTGCAGGGTTGGGCACCCCGTTGTGACCCCGCTCTCATATGTAATGTATGATAAACATAGAGCAACACGTATGATACATTGGGTGCTATAATGTATATGATCAAAAATAAATTTGATTGAATGAGATTGAGATTGATGAGATTGAAGTAGTTGGATTGTGATTGTGATTGATGTTGAAAAAATGGTAGGGCCAAAAAGCGCAGTAGATTGCGTGATAAAGTTAGGGGATCACGCAGAATAAATAGAGTGATATAATGAATAAGATCAGATAACAAACGAGGAGAGTGTGATTATGGGATACAGAACGGGAACGGGAAATGCTTGGGGAAGTTCGACGGAATATGAGTCAGAAGTTCATCGGCCATCGGGCAGCAAACGGCGGCCGAACATGGCGATGCTGCGGAACATCTACACAGCGAGTACTGAGGGCGGCACTGCAGTGTGCGAATACTGCCACACCCGGTACTGCGCGGCATTCATCCGCATGTGTTATGTGACCACATTCAGGCAGGGTATGGTATGCAATGATTGTCGCAAGCGGTTCAGCCTGCGTGTCGTATAGGTCGAAACGCCGGGAGGCGTACAGCGGTATGGCCGCTGCTGACGAGACCAGTTGTCCGTAAAACCAGCGTGTTCATTAGGAGAACGCAACAATGGAACAGAACGAAAGCAATACCAATGCCTCCGTCGCCGATGCGACCGTCGCCCCCGAAGCAGTTGAGATCGTTGCCCCTGTGGCTGAGACCCCCGAGCCTGTGAAGGCTGAAGAACCGGTAGCTGCTGCGCCCGTCGCGCCGACGACCGATCCCCTGCTCGCCAAGATGCAGGAACTGTCCGCCAAGTCCGGCCTGTCGCTGGCGCAGTTGAACGACATGTTCGCGGCGCTCGTTGCCGCCAAGCCCGCTGCCGCTACGCCCGTCGCTAAACCGGCCGCTGCCAAACAGACGGCGCACGCCGGCGAGTCGAAAGAGAACTTCGTGGACGCAGACGATCCGTTCGCCAAAAAGTTCGGCATCACCGGCGCCGGCGGTCGGTTCATCAGCCGCAGTTACACGAAGGCCTATGTCGAATGTAACTGCCGGCCGGCTGCTGGCTTCAACGACCAACCCGGCATGACCCGGAAGCAGTTGTTCGACTACTTCAGCAGCGATGAGTACATCGCCGAATGCGTGGCGGCTGGTGTGACCACGGGCAGCGGCATCGGCAAGCGCGCAGCGCTCGATACTCGGTGGAACCGGCCGGCGAAGGTCGAGAAACCGAAGGCCGCAGCCAAGCCGGCCGCCGCTAAACCGGCCGTTGCTCCGACGCCCGCTGCTGCGGTGCCCGCCATTCCGACGGATCTGACTGCAGTGCCCGACCAGATCGGGTCTGACTTGCTGGCGTTCGTCGCGAACCTGACCACTGTCGCAGTGACCGACGCGCCGGCGCCCGAAGCTCCGGCGCCCGAAGCTCCGGCCATGACGCAGGCCGAGAAGGTCGCAAGCAATTCGGCGGCGCGCAATACTCGGCGCGAGCGGCTCGCTCAGCAGGCGGCCGATGCCGTCGCACTGCGCAAGTCGTTGGAAGTCGAAGCACCGGCCGCTGCGTAACGGCCGAAAGTTTCAGATAGTCGCGGAAAACGGTCGATAGCGGCCGATAGTCGGAAATTGCTGGGGGAAAGTTCCGATTGTCGGCCGACCGGCCCAAGGTTTTCTGCCTGTAATATCTGCCGACTTGCGATGCGGTTGGATGGTGATTAACTTGAGCATGACCGGAGTCATGTAGTGGTTGCCGGAAACATGACCGCAGTCATGCGGCGCACGGCACTCAATACTCGGCGCCTGATGCACGACTATCGAAGGCTCTCCGCCCATGACGCACCGCCCACAACGCAGTCTAAACGGCCAAATCCGTGCTGTTGCATTGTGCTGCAGCAGGAAAAACCGGAACCTTATACATGGTGTACAAGGGCACTTTGTGCACTTTTAAGCCCTTTTTTATAAAGTTCTATAGGGAATTTTTGCTAGAAAACTTTATAAAAAGAGCCTTAAAAGTACACAAAGTACCCAAGACAAATGTTCTATATTGATACCGTTTTTCCAGTTTAGTTCACAAGGAGTTCCGATGCCGCACAATAACATCGTTCCAATCTCACTCGAACGGGTTCTCAACGCCTTCCGCGCCTCCCATGCTGCGGCCGAGTACCAATCCGACACCGTCTGCCTCAAGCCGGTCAACGAACATCGGGTCGAGGTCGAGTATACAACGCCCACCGGGCACATCATGACTGCTACCTACGACACCGCGTGGTCGGACCACATGCACCTCGCCCGCATCACCGACACTCGCAACGACCCCACCAACCCGGTCACCCAGGCAATGGAAGAGGTCGAAGGCGCACTGCATAATCTCGACTCCGTCCGCAGTCTCCTGGTCGAAGGTATGGAAGCCGGCGAGTTCAACTGCCAACCCAACACCTCGCATCTCTCCCGCGCCGCGAACGACAACCTGCGTCGCCTGATCCTGTCGATGGTCGACAATGCCCGCACCCTGGGCTCCGTGATCTGCTCCCTGTACATCGACTACCGCGACAACGGGCGGCACGGCCAAGACGTCTACAACCTGCGTACCGATCTTTGTGCCATGGTCAACGCGATCGAAAACCTCCGCTCCACCTGGCTGGACGCCTACACACTGCGTCAACCGGATGCCGACCCCTACCAATAGGATCAACGCCATGCCCATCACCTGTTCCTACATCGTCAAGTATGGCGACACCGGCAACGCCTTGCGCTGCAACACGCCGGTCAAGTGGACCGTAAAGGACGGTCACCGCGTCTATGAGCGCTTTTGCGACGAGCACAAACCGGTGTCTATCGAGTCCGAGTCGCAAATCCGCTGCAAGTCGATTCGGCGCGCAACGGACGGCTACCCCCAGTTGCGTGGCGTGTTGGACGTGGAAGACCTGCTCTGCCTGGCGGCACTCATTGCCGGCGGCATCCTCCCGCCCACCGCCTCTCTCAGCGACTCGCGCGACTATGAAAGCCTGCACTCCTGTGACTCCTGCCCCATGCTCCCCCGCTGTCTCGGGCAAATCATCAATGAATAAAACGCTGCAAGCCCGATTCGATTATGCGGCGCGCGTCACACAACTGTTAGATTGCACCGACCAACGAACGTTAGACCGACATATGTTACACATCTATCTGTTCGCTCGACGGTGGGTGGCACTTGAGGTTGTTGATGCGAAGTTAGAGCAGTACGAAGGTTGTTGGCCGCCAGTCAGCGGGCCCAAGTCTGTTGGTTAAGAAAAGCCGGGCCGTCCGTGTTCTTAACATTGGGCCGCGTGTTCTTGACAATCGCAGGCAGCTGGCCAATGACTCTCTCCGGCTGGCGCGTGCTAACCCTGCTAAGCCGGTCTCACTAGGACTCTGGCCCAGGGCCGCGGCGATAGTCGTGCGTCACGCGCCGTACATATTCACCTACCAAAGTGAGGTTTACTATGCATCAAAACTTGTCCTTCGCGCGGTTAATCGCGCTGGCAAACCTTGACGAGCAAGACTACGTTGTCGTACAAGGTCCCGCCCTACAAATGGCCATAACGATGGCCGCCGAAACCGTGGTCGATCTGACCAACGCTCCGCGCTTCTATGAACTGCGCATGGTCTCACCCAATAACCTGGCCATTGCCTTCTCCAACAAAGTGGAGCACCTCTCCTACCTGGCAAATATCTATGGTCTGTTGATCATTGACCAGTGGATGGAAGATCAGCCAATCAGCATTGTGCGTGAAGCATCGGACACCGACCTGCTGAACGCCATCCTGTCGGCCTCCGAACCGATGTTCGACACCTTTGACCTGGCTACAATGGAAACAATCCGCCAGACATTGGAGGAATTCGAGGACACGGACGACAAAATGCGTTTGGGCGATTTCATCGATGACCCGGATGTTGATGAGGCTGCGTTTGGCGGCATGCCCCAGGACTTTGAGGGCAGCGGCAATGGATAACCGCCCCAAGGTTTCCTGTGGCAGTGCACTGGCATGGCTCGCAGTTGCAGCCTCGGCCTGCTACGCAGTGGGCGACGCCGTGAAGACCGGCATGAGTTGCTACTTGCACCACACAAATTGTAACTCGTGGAGCATCACCTACCTTATTCTGCTGACCATCGCCTTAATCGTCTATGTAATGTTCATGCGCAAAGTAACCAACGCGCCCGTCGTTCCAGTGCCCAGCGCGCAAGACACGACGATCGATGTGTGGCTCGCCGAACATAAAAACGACGCACCAGCCCCCGCAACTTCGGAGGATCTTGATGAAACGATCTAACGGCTGCGCTGTAGCTTTGACCATCGTAGCGTTGGGTTGCGCGTGCCTCGCCTTAATTGGCGGGGCCGTCGCGACCGTAAACAAAGCAGACCCGCACATGCAACAAGCGGTGGTAAACGCCTTCCTGACCCTAATCATTGTCGTACTGCTCGTTGCAGCAGTACGCTTACGGAGTAAAAAATGACCACCAAACTTAATAAAGCCAAGCATCGCTTGGAACACCTTCGCGACGATTTAACCACTGTCTTTGTCGCATTGAATGCAGCCAATGCTGCCACCACGGAATTGCGCACCCAACTGGAGAACGCTCAGCGGCAGGTAACGCCGCAACTTCGTATTGACGTGGACAGTATGAAACGCCTGCATAACGAAAATCGTACTATGCGCGAAGAGAACACCCGCCTTCACGCCGCTCTCAACGAACAGATCGCCATCAACGCCAAGAACATCGACCGCCTGGCGCAAATGTCTGGCCAACCGAACCCCGACAATTCGCCCACCTTTGCCGAACAGCTCTCTCAGGCCAAGGCCGAAAACAATACACTGCGTGCAGAAATCGATGCTGCAACTTTGCGCAATGTATTACATGAACGTGCAATTGCAAAGATGACAGCTGATGCAGCTGAGCGGGAACGGTTCATATCTGTGCTTAATGCCCGCATAACGGAGCTTAGTCGTGCCTTTGGCACTGGGCAAGGTGCTCCATCAGATAATGTTCGGCTTGGTCCACGACCCGTGGGTCAGTAGGTTTTCATGACATTGGTCATGTGACAAGCATGACATTTGTCAGTGTACAACTGGTCCACTGAGTGTTATAATTAGAAAGTCAAAGCAATTAGTCAGGCTTTGATCTCCGGCTGAGGAACCAGCAAGTTGGCCCTTGCTGGTTCATTCGACGGAATGTCAAACACATCCCGATCCCAAAATTCTATGAGGAGTTACACAATGTCTGATCAAGCTGATTTCCAGTCCGAGTTCGATGCCATGGTTGCCGCCGATGAAGGCGCCCCCGCCGTGACCGCTGATGCTCCGGCCGTTGCCGAAGCCCCCAAGACCGTCGCTACCAAGGCCCCGCGTGTCAAGAAAGTCGATGCCCCGAACCCCTGGGGGATTTACATCGGGCGCACCAAAGAGGTCGTGACCATGTCTTACCTTCGCAAGTGGGCCCAGTGCTCGGCGCGCGGCGATATGTACCTGTACAACCGGGCGAGCAATATGAACCACTTCATGACCCCCGAATTCTGTGAACAGTTCGCCGGCCAGCCCGTTGGCAAGTTCTGCGACGCTGTCAAGACCTCCACTTTGTGGGTCGACCCCGCTAATCCGGATGCCTTCAAGGTGGAAGTGAAACAGCCCAAGGCCCCCAAAGCTCCGAAAGCCGCGAAGGAACCCAAAGCTCCGAAGGCCCCCAAGGCTCCGAAAGCTCCCAAGGTTGTCGCCAGCCTGGCCGATGCTGAAGCTCTGGAAGCCGCCCTGTTCGGTGCTCAGGCCACCCCGGAAACTCCGGCCGCTGAGTAATCAACTTCCCCGCAACTTCCGCCCCTGTAACTGGAGAGCCTGCACTACGCGTCAGGCTCTCCTTTACAATAAGGATCTAGCAATGCACAAAATCACCAAGTCCGCACTCACACAAGCCGCCACAATGCGCGTCATCTATACCCCTCCCCCGCCCAAGGCGCAAACCCTGCGGCGGCGCTTCATGCAACGCATCAATGCGAAACTCCGGCTACGCCAAGATGCCGGTTACCACATTCAACAGTGGACGCCGGCTACTAAGAAATGGGTTACCATTTACACTTATCCATTTGGCATCACTGAATTGAATGTCCGCAAGGCGTTTGAGCAGTTTGTCAACTTTGCCAATTTGTCCAAAGGAGTTCCTGGTGAACAGACGAATAACGATAGCCAAGGTGTTGACCAAGGTGCTTCACGTGACGATCTCGTACAACGAGAAGATAACGCAGGCGATGAACATCCCGCCGGCGATATTGGACGTGACTGAAATCATCCAGCAGGATGACGGTACGACGGTGTACCGGTTGTCGGAGCCATTCGCTCCATTTGACGGCCAATTGTTACCGGCCGAATTTGTTCAAGAAGTGTATAAGGTAGTTCTCGATGAACAACAACATGTCCCGGTTATATGGTAATCGCGCTCTGCGCCTATTGATTCAATTCATTGTTCTTGTCGCCATCCTGGTCGGTCTGCCTGGTTGCGCGACTCCGGACGCGATGCGCGGTGCTGCCCAGGCTGCCCAGGCAGCGGTTCCTGTGGCCAAAGTTCCGGCGTCCATCGCCATTGGCGAAGTGATGACCATCAGTCCAGGGTCCACAATGTACGGCATTACGCAGGCTCTCAAGGGTGCGCCCGGCACTGCAATCTATGCTGCTCCTGGCGATAAGTTTTATATCATCACCTGGACGATCCAGGGGATGGGACGCGCATGGGCATCGATCGCAAATGTGCCGGACGGCTTTAATTCGTGGGTCCGTGCGACTGGAGCCAAGGGCTCGATTGTGAATGAGGCCGATTGGGCGACGATGGAAGGTTATTTGAAGACCGGTGGCCTCACGACCATCTCTGCTTCCGCTATTGCCGGCCATATTTCTACCGCTGCCATCGCTTATTTCGCCCAACTCGCGCTGATTGGTGCTTCAACTTTCCCGACCATTCTAGCCGTCCCGGTATTTTCACTCGACGAAATGCTCAAGAAGATCAACGACACATTGTTCCCGCAAACCGGCGCTTAGCGCCCAGCACGACCAAGCAGTTCGTACAACGGTAGTACGCGTCGCGTGCGACGTACCGGGGTCCGACACCCCGACTGCTTCTGCAAGTCATCTTGCTCACACCTCCTAGTGACGTAGTGAACGCGAGAGAGTGGCGTGACAATCGGCAGAGACCGATAATAAGACGATAGCTCAATTGGCAGAGCACGGAGCCCTACTCCGTGGTTGGAGGTTCAAGTCCTTCTCGTCTTAGTCGATGAAAATCGGGTTTGGGTTGCACCATGATCGGACATGCGCCGCGATCACTGGTCAATAGTATTGACCTCAGCGGATATGAGGGTTCGAGTCCCTTCAGCCCAAATTGCAGTATATTTTTGTCCGAGGAGGCAAATATGCGACAGTTACAAAAAGAGTGTTATGGGTCAACAAGTCGACCAGAGCCAGAGATATTGAATGCTTATCTGGCAACTCCGACGGACGTAAAGCCCGGTGATCATTATGGCTACAAGATCATCGCGTGCGTTTGGGAAGGTTGGAACGGATGGTGTGCGTATCGTGCACCGACCAATTGGACGGATGCGCAGGCAGCAGCGTTTGGTGATGAAATACCTCGTTCGATTGCCGAAGCATTGTTCCCTGCTCTTGCACATAATCGCTCTTACGGGGGTACCTAATGGCCGAATACGAAGTTGTTGCAGATTTTTGGTGGGGCTCCGGGCATTGTTTTGAAGAGCGATTTACAGTAAGCAAAAAGTCCCAGATCCCTGGGATATTACGATCCCACATGCTAAGCTTCACGCGTCGGTATACGTTCGATTGCGGAAACCTCAATCAGCCGTTGCATCCACGACTTGGTGCAGTGACGGTTAAGAAGATCGAGCAGACGCACTATCTGAATAAAGAACGGTTCCACCTGGACGAATTCATGGAACTGGAAGCCGAGCAGACACGGCAGTTGATTGAGTCCAAAACCATTTATGTCAACGGTTCGTATAACCGGACCCCACACAAGAAACATCGGAGGATAATGCGATGGAAGCCAACGTAGTTCCAATGCGTGCAGATACGCGGTTTGCTGAGACCAATGATGGTCAGTGGATCCGCAAAGCCGTGATCGTCGATCTCGGCACTTGTGAGTCGGTTGACGTGGTAGATGGTAATGGCCAGGTGCTGATGCGTCTGAATATTTTCAACCATGACAACGGCATCCCGTCCATCGACGTCATCAACATGCATGAAAGTGTTAATGACAAGTTCATTGTTCAAACGTGGGTCAATGGCATCCGTTCTTTGCTTGTGCATACGCAGGGCAAGTTGGTTAGCCTGCAGGTATTAAAGTGACATTGGTCACGTAATAAACATGACATAGGTCAATGTTCAATGGCTTAATCGTGGGTTATAATTAGACAAGGTTAAGTTATCCAGCGCCCGCGCGGCGGTATGTTGGTCAGGAAAGAAAACGGAGCATGGGCAGATGTAAATCATCGGATACCGCACCCGCCAACATTTTCATCCAACCGAAACGAGGAACAAATGAATTTCAATAAGTACCAACAGGCATTCTTTGCCCGTGTCAAGGAGACAGCTGACAGCATTACGCTGGAAGCTGGCGCAGGCACAGGAAAAACGACAACAATCGTCGAGGCCGCAGGGTTTGTTGACCCATCTGCTGCAACAACCTATGTTGCGTTCAATAAGAACATTGCAGTGGAACTTGGCGGCAGATTACCTAGCAATGTTCGTGCCAAGACTTTGAACTCAGCTGGCCACGGTGCAATGATGCGAAATGGCCAGGTTGATCTTAAGGCGGACAAAGTCCGGTTGATCTATCGGCGCTTTGGTTACAAGCCGGAACTTGAGCCAGCCGTGGTTCGCATGGTGGCATTGGCAAAAACAAACCCATCAACATTGGCCAACTTTGACGAGATCATTGATGACTTTGAAATCATTATTGAGTCTTGGCAACTGCAAGAGGCTGTTGAATATGCCACCAATGTGTTCGCCGCGTCGAATGCCGATATGCGATGCATTGACTTTGATGATCAGGTTTTCTTTCCGGCAATTGGTCGCGTACCTGTGTACAAGAATGACATTCTATTTGTCGATGAACGGCAAGACCTCAATGCATCGCAGATTGAACTTTGCCGTCGCATGCTTCGGCCCGGCGGTCGCATCTTTGCAGTTGGTGATAGTCGTCAAAGTATCTACGGTTTTCGTGGCGCTAACCTCGCTGCGATGGATGCCTTGGTTGCGCGCTTTGATGCAGTACAAATGCCACTAAGCATTTGCTATCGTTGTGGCCGCAAGATTGTTGAACTTGCGCAGACTATCGTTCCCACATTGGAGTATGCACCGGATGCGATTGACGGTGAGATCAGCGATATCTCTGAACGTAAGGTAATGGACATTGTTCGTTCTGACGACATGATCCTATGTCGTACGAATGCACCGCTGGTTTCAATGGCACTGAAGCTGATTAGCAATGGCATTAAGGCACAAATTCGTGGCCGGGATATTGGCAAGGGTATTACGAACCTAGTGAAGAAAATTCAAAACCGCTATTTTGGTGTTGAGCGGCTCGATCAGTTTCACAAGTCAATGACCGAATATGTCATGGCAGAAGTCGAAAAGCTGGAAGCAGCCAATAAGTTTGGTCCTGCTGCCACCTTGCTCGATCAGATGGAAACGATCGTCGCCCTGTCTGGCGGGATCACGTATGTGTATGAACTACTTTACCGGGTTGAAACAATCTTTACTGATACGGTGGAAGGCGTGACATTGAGCAGTGTGCACCGGGCCAAGGGAACGGAAGCCGATCGCGTGATGATACTGCATCCCGATTTGCTGCCTCACCCATCTGCAAAATCAAACGCCCAGAAGTTGCAAGAGCAAAACCTTAAGTACGTTGCGATCACGCGGGCCCGCAAACATTTGATGTGGGTTAGGTAAATGAAGGTTACCCCGCTAGCCCCGAGGGTATGAAAGATCTGTAAAAATATCGGGGAATGAGCGATGATCTAAGCATGTTCAATAGTGCATGCGGCAACCGGTTCATACAATTGGAAGTAGGGTGACTGTTAATTGCCTAATGGGAGTTCGAATCTCTCACCGGTTACTGTGGAAGTAAGCGGCGTTCCTTAGACAAGACGTTGCTTCCGACGGTTGACGGTCCACAAAAAGGATACCCGATGAACAATTCTGGAGCAACGCCTCTAGTGGTAACGCTAGACGAACCAGCATCGGGTATCATTTTAGCAAACACGGTATTAAGGAGGTGTCACTGAACCGTTCTCCCCTATAACTTAGCCAGTGCATCTGGTGATGCTATGCACGGCGCAATCGTCCAATAAAAGCAAATCATATGCGAGACAAAAGGAAATTTCGAAATGGCAGAACAAGTGCAAAGCGAATTTGATAAGATGGTGCAAGGCGCGTCTGGTCCGGAAATGGCGGACATTGTTGAACCTGAAGAACAGTCAACCGGCATTCAGCTGGCTAACTTCAGCAGCACTGTTACGATGGACGCCAGTGATGTCCAGATTCCCCGGCTGCGCTTGACCCAGGGGTTGACGCAGGAAGTTCAGGATGGCAATGCCAAACCCGGGCAGTGGATCCTCACCGGGTTCGATCCGATTGACGAGCTGAAAGTCATCCCGATTATGTTCGCCCGCAACCGCAATCTGCGCGACGAAGAAGGCAGCATTCTCTGCCACAGCAATGATGCGGAAGTCGGCGAGGGTGAACCCGGCGGTGTGTGCGATGGTTGCGTCATGAACCAGTGGAAAGACGGCGACAAAGGCAAGCGGGTGCCACCTCGTTGTACCTTCTCGTACGTTTACATCGTTTACATCCCGCTGTGGTCGACGATGGCGTTGGTCGAGTTCAAGCGGACCAGCATCACCGCTGGCAAGACCTTGAATACCATCGTCGCGACCCGCGGCATCGGCAACGTTGCTGTCAAGTTGCGCGCTGCAAAGCAGACCGGCAACAAGGGCACGTTCTATCAGGCCATTGTCGGGCCTGACCATGCCACTCCAGAAGAGTTGGCTGATGCCCGGATGTACATTCGCAAGTAAGACATTCTTCGAACGTGGGCGGATCGAAAGGTCCGCCCACAGGAGTAGTAAAATGGAAATTACGTTGCATGTGTCGGTTGAAAAACGCAACTCGTGGACACGAGATGAACAAGGCGAAGCAGAGGCGAGCAGTGAGTGACAAAACATACAAACCAATGCCAGTAGATCCTGGTGACTTCGCTGAAGCAAAAGCATTGATACAAGGTCCACCAAAACACCCAAGTATTGTTGTGCAGATTTCCGGCGAGGATGGCAATGTGTTTTCAGTTGTCGGCAGTGTTAAAAAAGCATTGCAGGCGGCACATCTGGACAAAGCCGAGATCGATACTTTTGTCGAAGAAGCCTTGGCCTACGACTATGTCAATGCCATTTATGTTTGCATGAAATGGGTTGATGTTAAATGAGAAACGCAAATGTTCTGATTGATGGCGTCAATGTTGTAGTTGCGCCATCATACAATCCTCCGCCTGATATGCTTCAAGCATTTGATCAAGCGGACGTTTTGTATTTCGACACAGAAACAACGGGGTTGAGTCCGTGGACAAGTGAACTTGCACTGCTGCAGATTTATGAACCAAATAGCAAGCAATGTTTGCTGGCTCGTATCGGAGAGAATTGGAAACCAGAACCTTGGGTTGTCGATCTGTGGTCGAAGGGCAAAACGTTCGCTGGGCATAACATTGCAGGGTTTGATCTGCATTTTCTGGCTTTGGCCGGTGTACCGTGGGCGAAGAGCAAGTACTTTGATACGCTGATCGGTGAGTCGATCATTTCGACAACTAACCGATCTGGTGTCAGCAAATCACTGCGCGCGTCAGTCAAGCGTCGCACAGGGTACGAAGTCGATAAGTCAATCACACATGGTCGTTGGAGAGCAGAAGATCTAGATGAAAAGCAGATTATCTATGGTGCGACGGACGTGTTGGTACTGCCAGAATTGTTCGCTGAACAGAACGATCGCGCAAGTCAGACAGGGCAGACCAATGCACTGGCAATGGAAATGGAAGTTATGCCGGTGTTTACACGTATGTCGCTCAATGGTCTCCCTATCGATCGGGGCAATCTGTCGTTATATCTCGACCAGCAGAAAGTGAACGCTGCCAAAGCAGAACAAATTCTGAATGAACGGCTTGGTGCGATCAACTACAACTCACCCGTGCAACTCAAACGTGCACTTGCATCAATCGGTATTGACTTAGAGTCTACTGCCAAAGATGCGCTGATTGACATCATCTTGTTTGACCCAGATAGTGAAAATGCAAAACTCCTTAAAGCTATTCTCGATTGGCGCGCTCCGGCGAAACGGTCCGCGATGTACGGATCCATTGAATGGCAAAATGAACATATCCAATGGGATGACCGTGTACATGCTCGATTTTGGCAGGTTGGTGCTGACACAACAAGAGTCTCGTCGTCGGACCCTAACTTGCAACAAGTCCCGAAGGACGGACGTTGGATCTTTGGCAACGTCCCGGGGCATAAAATTGTTAGCGTGGATTACTCTCAGGTTGAAGTTCGGATCGCTGCGGATATATGTAATGATCAAGACTTGATCCGCTTGCTGGTCGAGGATGATGTACACCGAGCTATTGCAGCCCAAGTTTTTGCATGTCATCCGGCCGATGTCACGCCGAAGCAACGCAAGTTAGCGAAAGCAATGGTGTTCACCCTGCTATTCGGCGGTGGCCCGAAGCGCTTCTGGGAATACGCGAGGCACAATGGCAGTGAGATGGAGTTCGATGAAGCCGTCTCGATGTTCCAAGCGTTTTTCCGAGCATTTCAAGGTTTATGGAACATGCGTCAAAAGGCATATGCAATTTGCCGCACGCGTAACAGCGCAGTCATCACCCTGCCCAATGGCGCCCGCCGCGTTTTGGCTGGTCGATCAATGACTCCAAGTATCATCTTGAATACGCCGGTGCAAGGTACTGCTGCAGTTGGTATGAAACTTGGTCTGATCGAGGCTGGCAAAAAGCATCTGGACATTTATCTTGGTGCTGTGGTGCACGATGAAGCGGTGGCTTGCGTACCTGATGATATTGCTGAACCGTATGCCAGAGCTATGCAAGATTGCTTGGTACGTGGCATGCAGAGCGTGGTGCATAATTGTCCGATCAAAGCGGAAATCGCTCGCAACAAAGACGGTTCATTACCCAACGTTTGGTTAGCATAGGAGAACAATGAAAAGCTCGAACGATATGTATATGGATATGTACATGCTGGCGAAGAACATGGAAGTTTATGCGCCGCATAGTTTGACAATGGGTCTGGAATATCTGGCCCGCGTGCAGCGGGTTGTATCTGCGCCGGTTGAAGGTTGTGTTGTAGAAAATGGTCAAATACCAACCAAAGATCAACTGCGCACCTACACGTTGGCCATGATGGTTGAGTTGACTGAGTGGTTGCAGACGTTGGACTGGAAACCGTGGAAAGAAAAAGCGATTGATGGCGAGCGCGTGCTGGATGAATTCGCCGACATTCTGGCATTCCAGGGGATCCTGATCCACTACCTCAATTGCTTAGGCTTCTCGGCTGCCCAGATCGCTGAGGCGTACAACCGCAAATCGATTGTTAACATGGGTCGATTTATGGGCAATCACGGCGAAGAGTATAAGCAGAAATCTCTGTTTAAGGAGTAAGCCATGTCAGTCATTGTAGTTGATGGCCCGAATAAAGCGGGCAAGTCGACCTTGATCGAAAACACCAGAGTAGCATTAGCTGCTCTGGGTTTCGACGTTTTGGTGCGGCATTGGGGTCCGCTACAGACCGATGACCGCGAATACGCGGAACCGCTAGCAGAGGATTGCAATGCCGATCGCGTAACAATTTGGGATCGGTCGTGGGCGTCTGAGCATGTGTATGGTAAATTGCTTGGTCGGCAAAATCGGCGGCTGGCGCGTGATCCGTGGCTTGGAGAGTTTTTGCACCGTCGTGCCGTGATTGGCAATGGACAAACATTTATACTTGCACCCCGTGGAGACCAGAATGTCAAGCGGTTGGACGCATCGGATGCAGATTACAGCTTTAGTCCAGCTGCCGAAACACGTGCATTCATTGAATATGCGCTACGTTTCAAGTGGCATGGATTGCTGAACGATTACACGTCAGAGTCATTGGCAACAAACACCAATCGCCTGGTTACCGCTGCTACGTCCGGTGCGCGCAAACCACTGGGCAAGAATATTCTGGTCGGCAAAAACCGCCATGTATTGATCATTGGATCGAAGCACGTTGATGACCCGTACCCTGGTGGGTGGTTGCCATTCGGAACCGAGCGGCTGATTGCCTTTGCTCGGTTCTTCGGTGATCACGGGTTGAATGCTTCGTGGGCAGAGGCCGATGGTTTGACCGCTTCTGTATTGAACGATTATTCATTTGTGCTGTGCGTCGGCAAACATGCGTTCGATACCTGCCGGCGCCTTAGCCCGTACAAAACCGTATATCTGGTCTACATTCCAGTGCCCGGCGGACAATACACGGAAGCCCAGGCAGCAGCGCAATTCAACGCATTGCAAGAAGAGCAGACCGTAGTGTATTTCAAGTACTTGTTGAAAGGAGATTGGGGTGGCACGCAATATCTCTAAACGCCCTACGATGTATGAAACCTTTGCGACCATTGTTACTGCACTTGGTGAACGATCAACGTGCTCAGCACGTGCGAAAGTCGGGGCGCTACTTTTCGATGGTGAAAACCGTATCATTGCAACAGGCTACAACGGAGTTCCGTTTGGCTTTGCTCATTGCGATGATCTGGGTTGCGACAAGGACTCTGATGGTCATTGTAAAAACGCGATCCATGCTGAGGAAAACGCCCTACTGCAATGTGCGATTATCGGTCGGTCAACTGTCGGTTTGCGCCTCTTCACAACCCATTCACCTTGCTGGAAGTGCACCCTCAGACTCATCCAAGCAGGAATAACGGAGATCATATACATCAGTCCATATGGCAGTGATCTCCAGAAAGTCATCAAGACGCTGAATGTACACCACATCAGCTTATCACAGTTCGTAGGAGAAGTTAAATGAATGTAATGCAGCGATACCTGCGACGTTTGTCGCGGGGCGTCACACAAAATCCCCGGGGAATGAAGACGAACGCGATGTTCAATGAGACGTTCATCTACACGCCGGGCACCTGCTGGCGTCGGCCGAGAGATAACCCGGCCATCGGATTTGCCGAAGGTCTGCAACTGATTGGTGGGCTGGAAAACAAATTAGCCATCCGTGCAGCTGCGCCGGCGGTTGACATCAATTTGTTTGGCCCAACGTCGTTCTACGGGCCACGGACCAGGGGACAGTTTAAGCGAGTTGTTGAAGAACTGCAGGCAGATCGTGATAGTCGGCGAGCTGTGGTTATGGTTGCAAACCCGTATGACGTCTCATCTACGATGCCGTGCACAATGGGCATGCAATTCTATTATGTCACCGGACTCAACCTGCTTAGCGCCACCATTACCATGCGCAGTAGCGACGCTGTTTGGGGATTACCGTATGATATGATCCAGTTTGGCATGGTGCATCTGGCTTTAGCCAATATCCTCGGCGCAGAACCGGGGGATGCAATCATCAACATCGGCAATGCCCATGTGTACGAAGACCACACTGGTGGTAATGATTGGCGCATGAATAAGTTTAGCATGCCCAAGTTTACGACCTGGGCGGAGTATGAAACCTGGGCGACCAACACAGTGGAATTCTGTCCGAGTCGCCGGGAACTTGAAGGGTTGTTTAATTTGCGGGAGGTCTAAATGAACAGATTGTTTGATGCAATGTCAGCAAGCAATCGTCAGGTCGGGTGGCAAACCTTTGGCCAGACATTCACCACAAACATCAATGCATCGGATGCATTGACCGAAATCGGTGGCGACTTCGAGATCTTCAAAGCGCCGCTCTATGCACGGATCAACAATAAACCTGTACTGCTCGAGGGCGAATACCAACTTATGCGCGAGCTTGGCGACGGTTATGTTTCTTTTGGCCGCTGCAAAAGCGCGTATAACATCATGCAACGCAAGGACTTTGCACGGATCCTCGACGATCTGACGCTGCGGTGGCCATTGGAAACCGCAGGGCATTTGAACGATGGACAGACGGTGTTTTTCATGTTGAATGCCGGGTCCATTGAAATTAAGGGTGATCCGGTATCAACGTACTTCCTGGTGGTAGACACTGCTGACGGTGGCACTTCTGCCAAGGCAATGTTCACAGGTCTGCGACTACGCTGTTGGAACGCATTGGTCACCGCCATGAAGCAATCCATTGTCAACATGTCAATGCAGCACCGTACAAATATCCAACGTGACATGTCGTTTACAATGGATATTGCCGGCAAGATGGAACAGTCGCAGTCGGCAATGATCGAACGGTTTGATTGGATGGCGCGGAAAGTTATGTCGCCGGTAGAGGTATACCGGGTGCTTGAATACACTTTTCCGATGCCCAGACGTCCAGCGAAAATGGACCTGTTGGAGATCATTCCAGAAGACAACGATGACCTGGCTGATATTCGTGTCGGCGGTGAGAACGCTGCTTATGCATACGAATACGGTCGTGAACTCGCAACGACGAAGCGCAATGCGACTGAGTTGTTGCTTGAACGATTGAACGATGAAATTCCGCAGTTGGCCAATACCGGTTGGGCAGTATACAACGCTGCAGTTGAACTTGCGGATTGGCGCCCTGGGACTGACAGCATGTATGTTGATGCTTTGTTTGGCCAGCGTGCAGCAGAGAAAAAGCGGGCATTTGCCGCTGTTATGAAAGAACTTTAACATGACATTCGGTATTGCTCGCATAATCTTCCACGTTGAGAAGCGATTTGAGCGTCTTGGCATTGCATTATTCATTGCGCAAAAGTCGCCTGACGGCGAACATATTGCATATATGAAAACTGCAACGTTCCAGGAGCAAGACCGTTCAGTGATGCCAGATGCTGATCCGCTCTTTGTCGATCAAATTGATGCGCAAAGTTTGATGGATCAACTGTGGAATGCTGGCATTAGACCGACAGATAGTCGTGATAAAAGCGACGTCATCAATGCTAAGGATAGACATATCGACAGCATGCGTGAAGTGGTCGATGGTTTGTTCAGTTTACTTGAAGCGAAAAAGAGGTAATCATGGGCGACAAAAAGTTCAGGGTAGTGGGTGCGACTCGCGATGAGTCAAACCTGACGGAGTTGAACGCAACTACGGCGGTCAACAATGGTTTTATTGATCACGCGGATTGGTTGGCGCACGTTATGCGCTATGCAGTGGTCATGGATGAAATGAAGCACGGGCACCAGACCTCGTTGCTCGATGTTGGCTGCGGCAATTTCCCGCTGCTCACTTTCCTTTGGCGCAATCGTGTGCCGATGCAAACATTGCACTATACTGGTATCGACATGCGCGCAACGCCGGGTTGGTTGGAAGGCAAGTTGCCTGACTGCAACATGATTGACCTGGTGCAGATGAATATCGTGAAAGATGACCCGGCTCAGATCGGTAAGCATCAAATCGTTGTGTGCACTGAAATGCTGGAGCATATCGACAAACGTGATGCACTGGAATTAATGAAGCGCCTACGCAGTTGGATCACACCTGATGGCCTGCTGTTCCTCAGTTCGCCGAACCTCGGTGGTTCGCCGACCGTGGCGGACAATCACGTTGGACCTGATGGCGAACCGCGGGAGTGGACGTATGAAGGTAAATTGCGATTGCTTGCGGCCACTGGCTTTCGCGTTGTTGACTCGCTTGGCACGTTCATCCGGCTGGATCATATCCCAGACCGCTTCTGGACAGAAGACACCCAGCGCATCAAGGAACGTTTGCCAAACTCTTTTTTCCGCGTCTTTGCAGCCGCTGCTTTTCCGGCCGAAGCCAACAATGCAATGATCATTGCCCGGCCAGAATAGCATGAACATCGACGCTGTTCTAGAAATCGCGCGATTGGGGTTTCGCGTGCACCCATTGCAGGTGCGCAACAAAATCCCCATCCTAGGACAGTGGGAAAAACGAGCCACGGTTACTGAGTCCACCATTCGGTTGTGGGCATCGCAACATAAAGGCTGCAACTGGGGCATTGCCACAGGTGAAGAAAGCGGAATAATTGTTGTCGATGTCGACCCGAAAAACGGTGGCGACGAGTCCTGGGAAAAGATCGAAAAAGAACACGGTGTTGTTGAAACAGTCTCTGCCCTGACAGGGTCTGGCGGAATGCATTATTATTTTGCTTATCCTGCGGGGTATGAGATTGGTAATAGTTCTGGGCGCATTGGCAAGGGTATTGACGTGCGTGGTAACAACGGGCAGGTCGTGGCGCCGGGCAGCATTCATCCTAATGGCAATGTCTATAAGTGGGTGAACAGTCCGTACGCATGCGACTTGCTTGAGGTTCCCAAGTGGATGCTGGAGTTAATCCAGACGGAGAACGCCGCGGAGTTCTCGAAAGTCGGCGCTTCGATGGATAAGGGAAACCGGAACAACAGTATCTTTCATGCAGCATTGGCACTTGCTCGCCAGGGAACACCACAGGATTTTGCAATTGCGGTTGTACAAAAATGGGTTGCTGAACAAAACCACACAGATATTCCTGAAAGCGAGATCCTTGCAACGATCGACAGCGCGTACAAAGCCGCTAACAAAAAGTCTGTCGATAATCTGGAACGCTCAGACACGTTCAACGCAGAGATGCTTATCAGTTCATACGGCGAAGATCTGATCTATGTGCCGGGAATTGGTTGGCACTACTGGAACGGAAAATTCTGGGAACCGGATGAAGATAACGCACGAATATCGCAGCTGTTCATCAAATGCATGAAGGCGATGCGTGATGAAGCAATTGAAAAGATGGCCGGAGTATCTGCACGTGGTGAAGCAAAAGAACTTGGCGGGATTGTTCAGTGGGCGATCAGATCAATGTCGGCTAGCAGTATCAACGCCGCGATCAATCTTGCAACAACGTTCGCCGAGGTTCGTAGGACCACCGCCGACATTGATCCGATAGGTACTTTATGGCTGCTCAATTGTAACAACGGCACTGTGGATCTGCGCACTGGTCAGATCAGGCCGCACGACAAAAAGGACCTGATCACAAAAATGATTGCACTGGACTACGATCCATCAGCCCAATGTCCATTCTGGGAGTCCACCTTTGACCTCATCTTCGAAGGCAACAAGAATCTCATATCGTTCATGCAAAAAGCGCTGGGCTACTCCATCACTGGCTCGACAGATGAACGCTGTTTTTTCATTTGCTGGGGTGAGTCTGGAGCGAACGGGAAGAGTACGATACTCGAAACGGTGCAGGATATCATGGGTTACGGGTATTCGCAGATGTCTGACATGGTGGTCATTACCAGCAGCACTGTGGATAACCGTGTATCGTCCAGCCTGGCGAAGTTGCAAGGTTCGCGTTTCGTTAGCATGAATGAAGCAGAGGAGCACCAAAAGCTTAGTGAAGCATTGGTCAAGCAATTGACCGGTGGCGACACAGTGCAGGCGTGCTATAAATACAAGAACCCGTTTGAGTACAAACCGGTGTTCAAATTGTGGGTGCGCACAAATGAAAAGCCGATCATTCGATCGCAGAACAATGCCATCTGGGAACGCATCAAACTTATACCGTTTGAGAAGTCGATCCCGAAAGATAAGCGTTTACCGCGGTCGGAGGTTGATGCAAAGTTGCTCGCTGAGCGACAAGGCATCTTGACCTGGTTGGTGCGAGGCGCGCAGTTATGGATGACAGAACGGTTGCATGATACATCGGAAGTTACTGCTGCAGTGCAAGGTTATCGTACTGATAGTGACATCATCCGGTTGTTCATGGACGAATGCATGGAGGAAGGTAATGGCGCGAAGGTGAAGAGTGCTGATGCATATCAAGCTTTTGTTGGATGGTGCAGAGATGCCGGTGAAAAATATGTAATGACCAGAACGAAATTTGTGCAGCGTTGCGCAGCTTTAACTGGCCAACCTGTATCACGGTCCGGCGGCCACACCTACATCATGGGTGCGAAGCTCAACAACCAAGCGTCGATGTACGTTAACTAGGGAGGAATGATGAACATTTTTGATAAGATACTGCACGCATTGGATGGGCACGTTTGGACAGAATGGGTACTACATCGTGCGTGCAACGGCGATGAAGAATACGAAGAGCGACGCTGCGAAATCTGTGGTACAACGCAGCAACGCAGTTCAGATGGCGATTTTTTGGAGAAGTAAGCAATGCACTTAAGCTACAGTCAGATTGCAATGTATCTTGATTGCGGCCGGCGGTGGCAGGGTCATTACCGACAGGACCTAAAAGCTCCTGTCGGTGAAGCCTTGTTCTTCGGCACGCAGGCGCACGCAGCGATGGAAGCGTTTGTCGCTGACAACACAGTGAAGATGGAAGATATCTGGACCGCCGGGTGGCAGAAAGCATTGCATACCCCTGCATTCAAACAGATCATCTGGGACGAGACACCATCGAAGTCGTACGAGATGGGACTCAATATGTTGCGCAGCCAAGAAGTGATTGACGTGCTAAGCACGATCAAACCCGGCAAGTACATAAAAACACTGCGCATCGATGATGCACTTGCCGAAGGTGGTGTCAGAGAAGAGCAGATTGAAGTCCCATCAATTGAACGCGAGATCCATTGGACCTTGTCCGATATGCCCGACATTATTGGGTATATCGACTGCATCCAGGATGATGGCGTGCCGGTGGACTTCAAGACGGCCGGGAAAATGTGGGCGGCAAATAAGGCGGGGAAAGAAATCCAACCGCTGTTTTATCTGGCCGCACTCGAGCAACTCGGTGAGCATGATCATAACTTCCGCTTCCGTCACGTTGTTGTGACCAAAGCCAAGACACCGCGCATCGAGATCTTTGAGGAGCAGCGATCACCGGTGGAACTTGAATACATGGAAGCAGTTGTTCGCGGCGTGTGGAATGGCATCAGCAATGCAGTGTTTGTTCCTAATCCGACCAGTTGGTTATGTGACCCGCAGTATTGCGGTGCGTATTACGTCTGCGTCGGGAAGGGTCGGTAGAGCGATGTGTACTTTGTGTACTTGTAAGGTCTTTTTTATTAAAGCTCTATAGAGAATTTTGCTAGAAAACTTTATTAGATTGGCTAAATAAGTACACAAAGTACACACCAGGAATTGGAGGTAATATGCCCGCTGGAATTTATCGAGTGCGTAATATCAATAACGGGCGCATCTACATTGGCGAAACGATAGACCTTGAGCGCAGGTGGCAGTATCATATAATCAGACTGCGACTACGAACACATAAAAGTAAACTGCTGCAGCATGATTTTAATGAGTGGTTGATGTATGCGATGCTTAAGCCAATGCAGTTTCCATTTGTGTTCGAGATAATGCTCGAATGCGAGGTGTCGCAGTTGGCAAGGTTGGAAGAGTTGTTTATTGCTGCACTGCAGCCGGCGTACAATACGTTTAAGTTCAAAGCGAAACGCAAAGAACTTGACGCAAAAATGATTGCAAGGATTAAGGAGCGATATGGGACAACCGGATCCGGTACAAAATGATCGTCCAGCGATCGTCGATGAATTGATCAAAGCCCTGCAAGATCGTAAGCAATTGGGCATTGATCGTTATAAGGTTGCATTGCAGCCATTCAACACCAGAGCATCGTTGACTGATGTCATGGATGAATTGCTTGATGCAACTATCTACTTCATGCAGTTCGTTTACGAACATGAACACCAGGCGCAGCAAACGGAGTATGATACACTGCTGAAGAAGTACAGTGATGCAATGCAACGCGCCTTGCTGGCGGAAAGTCAAAATGCCGACTTGAAACAGAAGCTGTACGACACCACGTCGGAAGCACTGGCGTGGCATGCAAGGGCCGATGCAGTGCAGAGATCACTGAAAGAGATTAGCGATGAATTGGCCGAAATTAAAGAACGAGGTCGTGACTTATGAAATGCCAGATCATTGGGCAATGTGGGCTGGACTGGGCGTTGGCTGGCATGGCGTTGAACAAACAAAAGAACCCGGCGGACATGTACCCCGTGTTGATGCGCCTGGCGGGCAAAGGTCATGGTCACGATAAAGGTCTGAGATTTATGCCGGTGTGTCTCAGGATCAGCGCGTCGCGCAAATTCTGGCAAGAGTTTGCAACCTACCGTATTGGTACGCAGTCATTCGATGGGGATGAGATCTATGATGACTTTGAGGATCAGATTGTAAGCAATTCGGCCAGTACTATGAATAACATTGCTGATCGGTACCTTACAGCCGACGACTTCGAAAGCCAATTGCCACCTGGCATGCTCGAGATCGTGAATGGTCAGATTGACGAATACCGTGCGGGCAGGGTAAGTTTAGCAGAGATGAAGGATGCTATCCCAGAAGGGTTATTGCAAGAGCGTGTAATCCTTATGAATATGGCGGTAGTCGAAAACATCTGTGCCGGCAGATTGCGGCATCGCCTTTACGAATGGCAGATCCTCATCCAGTGCTTTATCGAACAACTTGAATACCCGGAGTTGATCCCCTCGCTCCGAGGTTTGCTGTAAAACAAAACGCCGCGAGCTGTTGCCCGCGGCGTTTTTATTTAAGTTACTTCGTTGATTTTACCGGTGTCACAGGGGGCAACGGTTTGGCAATGTCGACAATCAGCGGTCGATATGACTTAATGTCGGCACGCATGTTTTCGATGGGGGTTACATCACTACCCTTGGCCGCAAGTTTAGCTTGCACGACGGCCAAGTTCGCATCCACACCATCAAGCAACAAGGCGGTAAACTCTTCCGCCGTTTTGGCGACATTCAGCCGCCGGGCAATTGCATCAAATGATTGGTTCATATTATCCTTTCAACCTTCCAGTCCAGAGATTTCCGAGATCGTACAGGCCGGTTGACGCGAGAGCAAACAGGCCGAATGCGATGACGTAAAAGATCAGTTCAATCCACGGTCCCGCAACCGGAAACATAATGCTCAGCCGCCAAAGCAGGCCTGCAACCATGCCGATCGCCATGGCAATAAGCATCAGTTTATTGCCCGACAACCCTGCCTTCTTGATTACCTGCACCAATCCAACAACCAACGGAATGATGGCAATCCCACCCACGGCCGCTTGGCCAAAATCAATGTTCATCGTTCTCTCCTTTTCTACGTTCTGGTCCAACATATTTGTACCCATTGGGCACGTCGATACCGTTCTTTCGAAGCAGGTCCTCTAGAATGATAATTCTATCGTTCATCTGCTCGATCTGTGCGCCGCGCGCAGCGTTTGTTTCCTCTAGCGTTTGCTTATCGGCGGTCAATTTATCGATTTGCAATTGCATCTGGAACTTGTTCAACGTCAGCGCATCAATCTGCGTTTGCATAACCTGCTGCACAGCGCGCAACTCGCGAACTTCTTTCATCACTGTGGAAACGTCGGTTGCAGCACTGCGGGTAAGATCTAGATAGTGTTCCGCCAATCCTGCATCTGCAGTCTTTTGATCGATCTCCAAACGCTTTGCTTTCTCATCAGCCTCTAATATGCGGGCACGATCGCGCTCAGCAACTTCTTCTTTGTACTTCAACAACTGCACTCTGTTTGCATACCATCCCACGCCAGCAGTTATTAATGCTACGATGATCGGGATAAACTCACTTAACGTCATGGGCTTTTGCATCCTTTGCCATCCTGTATCGCGTGTATTCTAAGCCAGCGATTGCGAATACGCTGACTAGACGTAGGATTGCCGAAATAGAGGTGAAGATTGTTGGGCCAAATATATCATGCACATCAATAATATTTAGCCCGTCAATAGCAACTGCAATGTAAAAAGCGAACTGCAATACCATCCACACCGCAATAGGCAATTCCCATCGCCATACTTCGCGATTGATTTTAACTTGTGCATACTGAAAGTATAGCACCACAGCAGTTGCTAATGTCGTTGTTAACTGCGTCGGATCAAGCCCGAATATCATTTGATCACCCCACCGCGTGCAATATAATCGTTCCACAGAATGGCAAGTTTCTGTGCATCGGTCGGCGCGCATTTTTCAATGCCGGCATATGCATATAGGTCATCGACCGTTCCATTGAAAACATCAAGGTCAACATTGCCGCTTACACCAGGAACCTTACCGACATTAGAATACTGGTAGAATTTCCACGGCCACCATGCTGGGCATTTGGGCGCAATGTTGGGATCGTATTTGTAGCTGGCGATAAACAATGGATACTTGGTTAACCACCGTGCATTGTAGGTTGGACTTTCAGCCAAGCATTCGGTAAGAAACCAGTCGCCGGTGTATAAGATCGGCAGCGTTTCCCAAACGCTTTCGATACGTTCAAGGGTTTTACGCACGTCTTCAAGGATCTGCGCGCCGGTAACTTCAGGCAATCGCAATGCTTCAATATCCTCAAAGTCAACCATCGGCGGCAGTTCACCTTTTTGCGCGTTCTTCATAAAGAAGTCAGCCTGTGCAATGCCACCCGCTTTGTATCGGTGGAACATATACGGTGAACGCAGTAAACCTGCGCGCTTTGCACCTTCCCATTGTTGTTGGTATTTTGCAAGATACCCGGTACCCTCCGTTACCTTTATCATAATGAACGACAAACCTGCTGTCGCTACGACATCCCAGTTGGGAGTCCCCTGCCACGCACTAATGTCAGCACCTTTTGCATATACCATCATAAGCTCCTATACATTTCACCGAGTCGTGTTAACTGCCCGTTAGCATCAACCAAGGCAGGGTTACGCCAATGCTTTGGCAAATACCAATCCGCCACTCCTATGCGTGTTGTAAACCATGCATACCGATCTATCCACGAAGCATTACGAACGGCGTGCATTAATTCGTCGGACAAATCGTCGTCGCCGACACTGGCAAATTCGGTTACCCAAAATTGACCACCCGGACAAATATTACGCGCATTAGAGAACCACGCCATTACTTGCGCAGTGGTTATATTCCATTCCGCATATCCATGCACGTGCCAACCTGCTGGGCGGTATGTGCCAAGATGTTGGACAAATTCGCGCAGCGACTTTTCGCCGTAGTAACTAAAGCCACCGATAATCAATTGGGCTTGAGGGTAATGGTTGGCAAGTTCTAATATACGTGCAGCAGCAATTGCCGGGTGGATGTTCAATTGCCCGTCATTGTCTGGCTCGTTAAGCACCAACAACGGTCCAGTATACGTTGGTGGTAATGGCAGCATCCATCCGCCATCCCACGACATAGGTACGTAACTCGGATCATTTACAAAACCATTAGTACATGCCCAGTCATAGAACCAGTATGCACCAACTAATCCAACATCAGCCCTATGCACATGATCCATCGGTAAACATGCACCTTTGCGATTTGGCAGGTATGGATCAATTGGTGTTATAATTGATGGTACGAAGTAATTTGGCATAGGGTCCTAATGTATAGATAACCGTAAATATTGCCAAACAAAATTGATCATCGATGAGTAGTCTCTCATCATTGCATCTTCGACGAACTTTACAATCTCCTCTTTTGGTTCTCCGGCAATGCGTAGGCCATTGGCAGCAGCGCACACCATGTTAGCCTGGCCGATGCGATAGTCGACCCTCACGGTGATATTCGGGTATTTCATTTCACATATTCCTGCGCGCTACCAAGAGTATCCATTTCGATGTGGATGTCAAAGCTCTCGGCACTTACTGTTACGCCTGTGGTATCGGCACCACCGAATAACCCGCTGGAGTTTGTTTTATCTCGTATCAGGCGCACCTGCAGGATGTCCGAAAGAGAAGCCCCACCCGGAGGTGTGATGCCAGCTGCGCCGAATCTGGTGATTTGATTTAGAGTACCGTTAACGTAGGTGAAACTCTCGGCATTCCGGATTAGGTTGGTCCAGGCCGTAGTTTTGGCAGCGCCTTCCACCTGCCAGCGGTATTGGATCATCCAATTAGGGACGTTTGCATTTGGTTGCCACCAGTGCAGGTGGGGGTAGACGACACTCCCGATCTTCCACTTATGGCTCAACTGGATATTCATCACCACGTAGTCTGCGACATCCGTAGAGTTATCAAAGTCTATCGTACCCTCAGCATTATTATAGGTGACGCGGCTCGAGGGGCTTTCAAGTCGTTGACCAGTTAGAACTGTGAGTAGGTCATCCCATACCGTAGCAGCTCCATTGAGCTTCAGGGTCCCGTCTCCGGTGATTGAGAGGTAATCTGTACCGGTCCCGATCTGCGCAAGGTCGTTGGTTTGGGTGGCATTGGCTACGATTTTGAGTCCCACATCATCATAGAGGTTGACGATATGGAGGTGAGCTGTCGGAGCATAGATGCCGAGTCCTCCATATCGGGTGAGCAGGTTTCCGAGCACTACGCCGTTGTCAACGTTGACTTGTGAGGTATGTCCGATGGACACCGAATTAGTTACATTGGCTTGGCCAGTTGCCGCTACTACCTGGGCGCCGATAAAGGTATTATTACTCCCCGACGTTATTCCACTTCCTGCACCGTAGCCAACACCTATGTTATAGTCGCCAGTTACTAGTGAAGGATAACTGTTTCCACCTATGAGCATATTATAGAGGCCATATTCTAGCTTCGGAGCAGCACCGTTGCCGATTGCCACATTAGACGACCCATCGGCAAAAACCAACATGGCCTGGGTTCCTAGCACTACATTATTTAGGCCAGTAACATTTATCAGCATAGCTTGGTAGCCAATGCCAAGGCCATTGATCAGTCTCAATTGTTGCAACGTAGAGCCAGCGTCGCTGACTAGATTTATCGATGATGGTATACCCGAGGTTACTTTCTTGAAGGAGATAGCCGTGAGCGTTCCGTCGAAATCTAGGCTGGGGGTGAAGTACAGACCTTGTATCGAAGACGATTTGGCTCGGATAGTCACTTCTACCGTTGCTCCTTGTCTGACTGGAGCCTGCCTTGCACTCTGTCCGACCGTGCACGTTAGGGTTCCAGCAGCTTTCGAAGAGACTGTAACCTTCACATAATAGTAAGAGCCACTTACGACAGTCCCGGCTGGTGGTGTATATTTTAGAGTACCAGAACCTACCCCTGCAATATGAGTGAAACCCGCCGCATACGATCCGGTCCACCCGGTCTGCAATGTCCAGCCTGTACCATCTGATGGAATTATCTCTGCACCAAGAACTGGGACGTAATCCGTAGAGCTATATGCAATCGCCAATCTCGTTGTCGGTGAAGCAGTTCTAATCCCAATCCGTTGGTTCGTTGAGTCTACCGTTAGTACCCGAGCAGCAGCCTGATCGTTGACTGCCAGGAGAGCAGTGTTGTTGGCTGTGGGAGTGATAGTCAGTGATCCAGTTAAGGTTCCACCAGTCAGTGGCAAAAATCCATCGACTGCATGAGTATGCGTAGCAGCTGAAATAGCATTGGTTGTTGACGCCGTCAATGAAGACGGAGTACCCATCGTCAATTGCTGCGATGACAATGACAACCCGGAGTCAGTTGCTAAGGTTACATCGCCGGTATTTGTACCCGACGTATTGGCCAACCTGCTCAACGCGGTGTCAATATCAGCGTGCGTATTGGTGCCAATACTTGCTAACCATGCATGATCACCTTGCTTGTTTTTCCATAAACCGGTAGCAGTTTCATACACTAAGAACTGATTGTTCAGCGGGGTGTCAACCGACACGGAGAACGATGCCGGACTCGATGATTGATATGCGCCGCGCAGATCAAGAATGTCAGAACCACTAATTGCTTCGTATAGAATTGTTTGACCGGTATACAAACGTACAGCGGCTAATATCATAACAGAACCGCTTGGCACTGGCGGGATATCGAGCAATGCAAGATCGGCAGATAAAACAGTATTACCTTTCGTATAAACAAGATTGCCGGTTGCATCAATAGACACTAACAACCATAAACTACTATCTGCCGCCGTTGGCATGTATGACGTTAAATCGACTGGTGTCATTGCCGACACGCTTACAACACCAACACCCGCAATGTCCAGGACAATCGGGTATACAATGATAGATAGATTTTGGTACGCCGTTACACGACCATCCATGATTTGCAGCGACCAAATATGCGTTGGATCAGTGCCACCCCACGCATGTTCAGCACCGTGCATACGCAAGAGAGATGACGTGCCGGACGCCCCGTCAAGCGCAGAAGCGCGGTAGTCGAGCACTTGCACGATGTCGCCTTCGATCGGGTCTTTACCAATCCATACGCCAAGACCGGGCAAAGATGCACACCGTTTATTCAGTACTTCGATGACTGTACCACGAACACTAACGTATGCATAGTTAGGTTTACCCGGTACTTGCACAACACCGGCAGCATTGCCCAGCACACCTTGTATCGGTTGACTGACATCCAACTTACTGTCGAGACGTTCTTTTAATAAAGCGCGTAAATTGTTTCTCATGTTTACCCCGGGCAAATGTTTCTAAGGTATACGCTGTTGATTACGGTATTGTACTCTGTGCCGTCGTTACGAGTAATCCATGCATTGGTTATAACACTGCCGTAGTAGGTACCACTATAATTGCATGTGCCGTATCGATAAGGCAGTGATATGCGCAATTCATTATTGCCATTCGGATCAGATGTTGTTGTAGTGATTATTTCACCGGTTATCCTATCACCGCTGACATATGCAGTACCACTACCGGTTTCTATGTCCCAATAATCACTGCTAGCCGCTCGCCACCGAGGTCCTTCCCAGAATGTAGCAATTGGCGAGACCATTACAAATACCATCTCGACACGTATCTTATATGCATCATCGCGCCCACTGCTATTAGAAAATGTAACAACTATACCAGCATCAGCATACGCAATGTTAGGTTCCTGATTTGTAAAACTATACTCATAAGAAGACGTTACATGCAATGCACCATCACCATCAATCTCGTTTACAAAACTAACATAAGTATAAGTTGGATTGATGTGGCCGCGAATTTGACCGTAACCAGATTGGAATGTTGGTGTAGTAAAACCTGCTGGCTTCGCACGTACTCTATATCGTGCAACAGGCGTATTACCGGCAGGTACAAATACGCCGGTGCGCTGCGTAGGAACCACTGCATCGTCATTCGACGCCGTAGCAAGTCTAGCATCATTTACATCTGTAGCATACACTTCATATTGCACCTTGTCTAACGTTTCTTGCCAAACACCGCCAACCTTTTTGTAAAATAATCCGTTGATCTCGTACATAGAACGGTTGGTCCAGTTATTTGGGCGCAAAGTGCTAGGCAGTGCATTGCCTATTGTAGTTGTATCGGTAGGCAGTGTACCGGAGATCCATAAATTATATGGGCCGGTTGGACTATCAACAGTCAAACATTGCGTGTTTGGTGGTAACGTAGGCGGCAGTACAACAGGCGGATGAATTGTCGGTATCCACGGTGGTAACCAACCGCCGCCAATTGGGTTAGGTGTACCACCACCGCCGATAATATTTGTTCTACCTGTTTTTGGCGGAATAACGGTTACACCCGGCGTACCAATTGTTTCTGCCTCGCATGATATTGATGTGCGCAGCGATCCGTTTTCTGGATCATATTTGAACTCTACGCGGCGCGGCAACATCTTTTTGTTTGTGAACGCAATACCTCTAGGCGTATCACCAGTAGCAACTGTCAGTGTAACATATTGCCTTGGCGCAATGTCAATCATGCGATTGTTAGCAGTCATCGGAATGTCGATGGCCGGATATTCGTTAGACTCTTGCGCGTAAGCATGGCCGGATAATTGGTTTGCTTGAGTCTGACTGGCAAGCAATATATTTTCGACTTTGGTTATTTTGCCAAATCGCCCGAACACTGTGCCTGGTGCATTGCTAAAATAATAATCGGTTTCGGTAGTTCCAGTACCACTAAGATCAACCATCGATGTTTGAGCAATAGCACGGCGTGTTATCTTAATACCTTGCTCACCATCCCAATCAGGTTTAGTGATCGCCATTACAATGGGTATTGACGCTCTATCGGCAGCTTCAAGATATTGCGTATCAATCTCAATGAACATTTGACCATATCTATTGCAAATAGGTTTGGCAAAAATCTTTTGACCTGCAAATTGCAATTGACTCCATACGGAACTTAATGGCGAAATGATACCTGCACTAACGCGCGTATCGCCAGATAATGTAACATCTATTACCATAGCAGTTGTTGAACGCCATAGTACAGAGTTCCAAAACACTTTGTCGGCGGTCAGTGCTTGGATAAACTTCCAATCAGTCGGTTGGCTGTACGTTTGTATAAACCCGGCACCATATGCACTCATTATGCCAAGCCAATATTGCGGTCCACGCACAGCAAATTCTACGCTACCTAAATTCGGCCGCCAATCTACTGACTCTGAGTCCAACCACCCGATAGCAATAATGTTTTGATAACCAGCCTGAGGACCAATCGATGTTGCTATACCATCATAGTAATCAGTGGCAAACGCGATAACCTTTATGCCATCGCGTATAACACTGCGCGCGGCGTTTTCATTCATTGTTACATTGAATGACCAACCGCCAGTTTCAGCGTCGCCAGTAAATGAACTGACACTCGCACGATCTGGCAGGTGTGTATCATCGAATACAAAGACGCGGCGATAACCAACAGATGATTTGCCGGTTGCAGATGTAACAGTGCAGCCAATGCGATATTGCCCGGCAGCATTGTATGTAATGGTTGGCGTTGCAGTAGTCAACCCGGACGTCGCACTAGCACCAGGTGCAGTCCATACATAACCGGTTATGGTACTGCCTAACACCCAGCTACGACTCGCATCAGGTTGTAATGCGACTGTCGATCCACTCTTCCATAGCACAGCATCTGGACCAAGAACTGCGACAGGGTTCAACTTTTCATTTTCATCATTGTACACCAAGTCGTAATCCATGTATACAACGGTGTCGCTAATTGTGCGCCAATGCCGTGGCCAAAGGTTGAACTCGTCAACCACGGTAATGTACATATTATCGGCAAGCGGCAAGTTATCCATCATACCTGTATACAACACACTGCTTGTTGCGGCTTTGCGCACCCGAGCAGTACCAATATCATATGCACCGGCAGTTGATCCAAAGTATATTGTCATGCCGGGCAATATATCAGTGTATGTACCTGTTGCAGTATCGTATGCAATCTCCGCAATTATGACACCGGCGGTGAATGTTTGATTTGCGCGACACGTAAATACAGTAGCAGGGCGTTCGATCGCAAGCGAAATCCTGCTGTGTTGCGAATTTGCGCGCATTTTTATTAATTCATCAGAGGTCATTGCTCTAGCAATTGTCATGCTACATACTCCACCAAGGCGCGAAATTCTAGGTTGAAATCCAGAACCTTGTTGTTTGTTCGTTCAGGTTCTTCTGCCGGCCAAACCATAATCGCAGTATATGTTTTGTATGCACCGGTATTATCGCGCGTATTGATAAACACGCTAGCACTAAGTCCGGTACAAAAAGATTTTAACTGCGTGTACTGCGCCTGCGTGATGAAATCCCAATGCCACCGTGTCGTCAACCAACCGAGTCCGCGCACCTGGCCATCGCCAAGCGTAACAGGACTCGTGAACTTTATCGGGTCGTGCTTAGGAGCAAACACCGGCACAGTCAATTCTTCGACATTGACCATGCCTTCGTACGTGGTACCAATTTTATATTCATATACTGATGCCATGGTTTATGCTCCTAATGCCACTTCCAATGCTCTGATACCTTCTTCGCGCGCAGTGTTTCTGAACCAACGCTTTTCATCAGCGGACATTGAACTATCGAACCGGAAATTTTGATTGATGGTCGCATTACCAGAGCGTTGCATTGCCATAACATTGCTCTGCGTCAACTTGCCGCCGACTGCTTGTTCCATCATTTTGGTAGATGATGCTGTAAGCAGAAATTCATCGCCGGCTTCGCCTGCATGGTAGATGCCGTTGGTCAGATAACCGCCACCAGCTTTTTTCGGGTAATTAGGCAGCGATGAACTTATTGCGCCTGAATATGTTTCCAACCAACTCTTCAGGTCAAGTCCCATCGCAGTGTAGTAGTCCTGGCGCAATTTACGCTCGCCGAGTAATGCTGCGTTTAATTCGCGGATTTTGTCCGCAAAGTCGGTGCGCATCCGATTTAGTTCTTCGACATGCTGATCATCGAGTTCTTTTAGTTTATCTCTGCGATCATCCTCTGCTTGCTTCTTATCATCTTCGTATTGCTTCTGCAGTTCGGCACGCTTTTCTTCGATGTCCTTTAGTTTACGCGCGCGATCGATCTCTTTTTGCTTATCTTCATCTTGCAACTTCAGGTTGAAATCTTCCCACGCGCGTTGGCGCTCGATCGCAAATTCGTCTTCCATGTCTTTCAAACGAATGTTGAAATCCTCGTTTTTGCGCTTAGAGTCCTTAGCGTAGTTCGCTTCTTCTTCGGCCCGTGCTTTCTCATAATTGCGATGTTCTTCAAGCAGGCCGAATGCATCATTAGCGAATAGCAGATCTTGCACCTTAAGGTTATGATCAGCCTGCATTTCACGCATTTTCTGTTGATGATCTTCTTCATCGCGCTGTACGTCAAGGTTATAATCGCGAGCAAGAATACTACGATCGCGATAATAATCCTCGTATGCACGGCGCTCTGACAAAGCGAATTCGGCTAAATCTTTTTGTCTAGCAGTCTTTGCATCCTTATCATCATCAGTTACTTGCGCCTTGATCTTCGCTTCTTCATCGTCGAGTTTCGCTAGATCATCTTTGTATTTCTTTTCCGCTTGCAGTGCAGCTTTATTGCCCTCTTTTATGATGTCGAGACGGCTTTTTTCGTATTGCTTATTGGCATCTTGCACTTGCTTTTGGTATTCGATATATGCATTTATTGCATCTTCTTTGATATTATTACGTGCATCGTTTGTTTCTTGCTCTTCTTTAGCTTTGGTGTTTTCTTGTATTGCACCAGTTAGTACACCGGTAGTGTATACGATAAGTCTAGCACGTTCGTCACTACTACCGGTAAACCTGGCCAATCCACCTAAGACAAGCGAAAATAACTGGGCCGGTGATTGCTCTGCGTTACGATCTTTACCGACTCCCTTCGCATATAAGTCATACGCGTATTTGGCACCAAGTGCAACAGCACCAGTTATCGCAGCACCAAGAAGGAAAGGCGTAACAACCGCAACGACTGCACCAATAGACATGCCGCCAAGCAATCCACCGACCGCTGACGGTGCAGCTGCCGCCGCAATCTGTCCACCGGCTAGCGCTGTTTTAGCCATGGTACCTGTAACACCGCCAGCAGAAAGTGTTGCAGCAGCGGTTGCTGCACCAGCTTCAAGCGTTGCAGCGGCGGCAGCAGCGGCGGCTTCAGTCGTAGCACCCGCAGCAATTGCTGCCGCTTGTTCTTGTGTAACACGTACTGTTAATGCCGCTTGTTCTTCGGCAATACGGGCGGCTAAAGCGGCTTGCTCCGTTGCAAGTTTTAACGCAGTTGCTTCCGCCTGCGTCGTAAGACTAATGCCCAACCAGTTGGCAATCATCGGAATTGTACTCTGCAATGATGATACAATGGTCATTGCAGAACCCAATGCAGTGATTGACCAACCGATGATCATGGCAGAAACAGTCGCGGTGCCGAGTACCTGTGAAAGGCCGGGATTGTTTTTGATCAATGTTGCAAATTCATTTACTAATTTTGTTACATCCTGCAACGCAGGTAACATCGACTCAGTGAGACTTTCACCCATCGACGCGATGGCTGTGTTAAGATCGTCCTGACCGCTTTGCCACGCAGAACTTGCTGCTTTTGCTTCACCAAAGGCCGATGCGAACGCCTCGATTGGCTGCATCATCTGGGTGGCAAATGTTGTTACAGTCTTACCAAAAAAACGTGTTTGGAACCCTGCAAAAGCATTACCGAATTCAGTTTTGACGCGTTTGTTTAATTTCTCAATCGCATCATTTTGATTTGGTATCTTTTCTTTGCTACTCTCTGCTACAGCAGCTTTCGCTTTTTCCTGGACCTTAATCCATAATGTGATCTGCTGTGCAAGTTCCTTGTCGATATTTTGCGTTGTTTTAAGAACGTCGCCAACCGGCAAATTAAGCTGTTGCATCAGAGCATAAATCTCTTTGGCCCTTGCAACAACTTTCGGATCAAAAATCATCTGCCCTTCGGCTTCAATAGGTTTGCCGAATGGAATAGTTTTCTCTATGCCCGATGTTGTAAAATGCTTTACGTCACGATCATCTTCAAGTTTAGCTTCGGCTGCAGCAACAAGACGATTATACGTATCATAATATTTTTTAAGTGCATCAAGTTGATCTGTCGTTACAGCAGGTAAAAATTCCGGATTACCGTCCTTATCTTTTTTACCAGTCGGCACTTTTACACGGATTGCTTCTTCGAAACTCTTGTTGAGTTGAAAAATCTGCTTTAGCAAGAATTGCCCACGTTGACGAATTTCAGCAGGTTGATGCGACAACCACTGCTTATATTTCGTCATTATCGATTCGCGTTCTTCGATCTCTTCTTCCTCTTCTGTTTTGCCTTTGGGCATAACTGGAGGACCGTATGGATCGAAGGTACCGGCGACAGTTGTGCCGCGCTCTTTTGCAGACTTTTTAGCATTCGCTTCGGCTTTTGCTATCCGCTCGTTATCTTTCCGCTTCTGCTCCATAGCAACATCGACTTTTGCGATTGTACTGTCGACGTTCTGCTTCGCCGCAGCTTCATCGCTAATTGCCTGTTGCAATTCTTTTATTTTATTCTCAAGCGTCGCAGCAGTTTCGGCTCGATGTACTTTGGCTCTGTCACGAGCAGCTTCAGACAGTGTACCCGGCTGTTCCTCTTCCTTTTTCAATGCAACGTCATAAGCTTCGAATGACCGACGTAAGTCTTCGACTTCTTGTTCGGTTTGTTTTACAAACTCGGATGCAGTTTGAGCAGCAAGTTTGGCTTTATCGATACCATCTTGCCAAGCTTCTTCATCAGACATACCAGCTAATTCAGGACGACCTGTTGGACCTGGTGAAACAGTGGTAGTTGCGTCAGGCGCATTTGCACGTGTAGCACGGTCTTCAGCTGAAGGCGCTTTTTGCGCAGTGACATCTTGCCTGACGGCCGCTAATTCCGCTTGCGATGCTTCGGCTTGCGCTTTAAGATCAGCCGCCGTTTGTTCTTTTAATGCAATTGCTTCTTGTTGAAGACGGATAACCTCTTCTTCGTGCTGTTTTGCTTGTTCAGCGATGCGCCGGCGTTGTCGATCGACCTCGGCTTCAAGATCGCGGATTTGCTTCGTTGCTTGTTCTGGCGTTATGTCTAACGTCGCAGGTGGCTGTTCTACACCCCGTATCGGTTTTTCACCACCAGGGCGTGCAGGTTCGTTCCACCGACGACCAAACGTTTGTTGATTTTCTTCTTGGTGCCGCGCAATTAATTGCTGTGTATTATAACGGTCAGCGGGAAACGGCGTTCCTACTGGTTGTTGTTTTAACCATTCCTCGTCGGCTTTCGCTTGTTCGAGTTCTTTTTTCTGCCGTGCTTCGCGCTCAGTAGTTGTTTCGTGTTGTACCTTGCGGAGTTCTTCTGCGCGCTGTTCCTGCCGCTCTTGCGCGGCTTTAGCTTCCGCGGTTAATCGTTGAGCTTCTTCTGGTGTAATTTCGCCGAAAGGAATTGGGTCAACGTTTTCAAAATCTAGCGGCAAATCTTTTGCAGCTTGTTCGGCTTTATTTGCCACCGCTTGTTTTAAAATTTCAGCGACCTGATCTGCTTCGGCCGGAACTTCTTCTTGAAATGCTTTGCCGACTTCTTGCAAACCAGCTCTAACGCTATCAGTTAATCCACTAACAACTTCCTGTTTTTGCCGTTCAATTTCTTCGTCAAGTTGCGCATCAAGTGCGTCGCGCGCCGAACTTTCTTCTGGCAACGTATCGCGCAAAGCATCCGCATCGTTCTCAGACCGCGCAGACATTTTGCGTTTGCGACCTTCTTCGCCGGCATGCGCAATTGCTTCGTCGATGCGTTTATCGATATCTTGTTCTTGGGCAACTAATCGAGCTTGATCGAGCAGTTCAGCCTGACTACGACGTCGAACGTCTTCATCTGTCTGTTGATTTATGCCATGACCAGGTAATGGATTTTTAATTGCACTAGCAGCAATGCGCGCATTTTTAATATCTTCAACAAGACCATTTATGATACTTGTTAGTAACTCACTTGTATCACCAGCAACGCGCTGTTCCGCTGCCGTCCGCAATCGCAACAATGCAGACAGTTCACTATACACCTTACTAGCTTTTTGCGCTTGAATGCTGGCCGACTCTTCATATCGCTTCTGTGAAACAGGTCGACCAGCTTCTTGCGCCGCTTTTGCTTTTTCTTCAAAACGTTTTTGTTCAACGTTAAATTTTGCTAATTTAGAAATAAGAGCATCGATAGCAGCATTACTTACTGATATACCTACGTCTAGTTGGACTTTCAGATCTTTTCTATCCGGTGCCATCCTGCTGCTCCTTCAATTCATTGTACTCAGCTTCAATTACCATTAAATCATCAATGACCCAAGAGGGTTGTTCCATAAATCCACCGCTATATGGAAGAACTGACTTTTCGAAAAATCTCCAAACAAGCCAGTTCCTCCACGATACTTCAAGGTTTTCGATATGCGGTATGTGTTCTTCGCGGCGGGCAATATCTTCTTCGGTTGGTTTTATTAACCGAATAAGTTTGCGGGTTAACTCTTCTCTTTTTTTTCGTCGGCATCCGGGTCGTCAACCGGGCGATCCGCCGGCTTCATCGACTGATCGCGCCACGCAGGAATAAGGTCCCAAACAGCGCTAACCCAGCGATCAACAAAATCGCCGGGCAGTTGCATAAATTCTTCAAATGTTGGTTTAACGAACCCGTGGAATTCGACAGTCGCTGCGATGGCGTCTGGGTAAAAGACGATGCGCATGATATTTTCGTCTTCATCGTCACTGATGGCGGCGATAGCAGCAGCTTTGGCACGAGCATGACGCATCCGTGCGATGGCCGTTTCTTCACCGACCACCACACGGATGTCCAAATTGTCAGGATGCAGTGAGACTACCTTGGTCTCCATGATAAACTCCAGGCGAGATTAGTTGGTCTCGTACCAAACAACCAGAGTGCCGGTAGTCGGCGCGGTTGTGTAAGTGAGAGTTTGGGTGGTGGCGGTGGTCGCAGTGGACACGGTACCGGTACCAGCAGTGTTGACCAACCAGGATTTAATCTTGGCGGGAGCGGACGCAGCCACGGGCAAGGTGAATACGGTGGTCGTATTGTCAGCCACGAATGCAACCAGTTTCGGTTTCTTCTCGGCGTCGCCGCGGAAACCTTGGGCGCGCACAGCATTTTCGACGCTGGTCGAGAGTTTGACACCCCACGGATACTGGTTGATGTACGCCGGGCGAATGGTGTACGTGCGCTCTTCGGCTTTGTCTTCGAACCCGGCCTCGCGGGGGATGACGAAACAACGGGGGAAGAGGCGAAGCTGCCAAACGCGCTTGCCGTAGGTGGAACTGGCTTCATCAGTATCGATGGCCTGGCGGTACGCCAACAGCGCAACCTGCGCTTCATCGCCACGACGATTGGTACCGATCGGGAACAGGGCGGACTCACCGACAGTGACCAGGTTGACATCGCTGATCATGCTGTCCAATGCATCGGACTGCTTGCCAACCATCAATTCGCCGCTGATCGGTTCCTGCGGGGGCAGGGTATCGAGAGCAAATACGGAATCATCACCGGTATGAACGATCTGCCGCGGCTCGGGATCGTTCAAGGTCAAAGTCTTTGCACCGGAGATCTGAATGCCTTCGTACGCAGCAGTACCGGAAGCATAGATGATGCCGTTCTCATCCAACTTCAGGACCTGCGCATGACGAAAACCAACACCAGAACTAACACCAGAGGGAGCAGCCATTTTTTACCTCATTCATAATCTACATAATCGATTGGTGCGACTTCAATAACCTGCAACTTGAATTCGACACCCCAATATACGCCTTGCGGAGCAGAGGGCGTGCCAGGCCATATCATCTTTTTTGGCCCGGAGTCACTAAGCAAGATGGTCTTTTGGACGCCCGCTAAATCACTAAGGCTGGGTCGAGCAATAAAATATTTCGACACAGTGTCGATCCACGGTTCTACAGATGACTCACTTTCACCCTCCTCACCTTCTGCTACAGGTTTTACCAACAACCACATCAGATATGTACGCGTTATGTAAACATCATCACTGCCAAGAGGGTCGTAGTCGTTAACACCTTCGCGTACAAAGTTCAAAAACAAAGGCAAGTCGGCAGCTACAATATTGCTTTTGGGCAACTGCGCATACGCCTTGTTGATGCCAGGAATTTTTTCCTGCAAGGTTTTGATGCGTAAACGCACAGATTGGATGCTCATGCGAACGCTGTCCTTAGCAGTGTAATTTCACCAAGACGTTGGCGTATAAATTTCGCTACGTCTTTTGGTGTTTCGTACGTTACGCCATCAACTGTTGTGGACGAAGCCATCGGATTTGATTTAAGATTGTAGTATCCAACGGCCGCCGTCATCGTAAGTAGGTTAATGCTATGGTCGATGATCCATACAAAGATGTCAATATTGGACATATGCTCAACATCTGTTGTACCGTTTATTCCACGAATGACAAACAGATTATCGTAAATCTGTTCTTCGATAGGATCAGGCAAAGCATCAGGATTTGCCGGTATAACGACGTTCGTCACAGACTGTACGTACATGAATTCATCTTCAATCTTGATGATATCGCCGGCCGAGAATACACCGGTAGTTGCACGTACAATACTGGAACCTTGCGTCAGTATTTCCTGTGTTACATCTGCAACCTGCCATCCGCATGTTGGATCATGTACATCAGACCAAATGCCTTCAACCTTGATCGCACCGTCAGGATACCCTAACGAATTATTCTTCCAGTTCGAGTACTGTAACGGCAAGCGCAATTTATTTGTTACCGGAGAGTTATGAGGATATTGGACAATCTTTGTAATGTCCAACAGTTGCCCATCGCCATTCGTGACACTGATCAATTGCATCAGGTCTGCATCAAGAAATAGATCGATGCCCTTCGGTGTATCATAGGTCTTGGTAGCGTAAACAGGGTAGAAAGTGCGACTGCAAATTGCAGTAATCTCCGTTGTAACTTGACGAATAAGTTTCAACAGGAGTTTATCATCTACACTACGCGAACTACCTAAATAGGTAGTGCGTACATCCGCTACAGTCGCATATTCGCCGTATTCCATTATCCACGTACTCCAATGGTTTTATCGGAAACAAGTTCCTGATGGTTGGCCATAAATGCCGCGTGCACTTTATCATCAACAAAAGTTATCGTGCTATGCGGAATGACAATGGAAGAGTCACAGTAGTGCAAAATGCCGGACTGTTCGCAAATGCGACCGAAGTACATATCTTCGGAAGGTTGGGCGTAGTCAGTCGGATATTCATACCGGAAGTAGGGCATCCGATGACCACGTTGCTGTAACTCAATAAAAACCCAGCGACGGATAGAGATTGCTGATGTTGAAACGATTGCGCATTCATACGTTGGTCCTAACTCGGGGGTGACCGACGCGTGGAGAGCTCCACCTTCCCGAATAAAAAATAGTGGGTCGTACGGTTCACCCCGGCGATAAGCCAATGCACCAACAACACCTTCATTTGGATCATGAGCCGCAAAGCGACTAACTACATCCGCAGGGTATTTATGATCGCAGTCCAGCATAACAAGCAAATCATTATCGTGTACAGAGTTCGCGAGGAAAGCTTTGGCGATTTCATTGCGTGCATAATCTGTCCTGCTGTACCCCAAACGCAAGTGTTTGTAACCATTAGCGCCGCAATGTTCTGCGACATCTAAGGCTGAATTAAAACACTGGTCATTAGCAGCACCAGTTCGTTCGCTCAAAATTGCATAAAACACAGTGGACTTATTCATTGATAGGTTCCTCTGCCAAAATTAGACCGACATATAATGCCTTCAATTTATTTGTTTCGGTGATCATTAAAGCAATTCGTCGATCTTCCTCAGAGCGATCACCTGGTTTTTGTTGACGCAGCAATAGTTCGAGATCCTCGAGTTTTTCGAGGGTCACCTTTTGCGCACCATTCAACCGTTTGATAATAGGAGCTGTCATTGCAATTCCTTAGGTTGGGTTCCGGCCGTGAGGAGGAGCGACCGGAACCCTACCAATAAGTTGTTACATCGATGAACGCTTGAGGTTCATCAACATAACGATGAGATTGGCAGCAGCGCCGGTGCCGGCGACCGTTCCAATCGCGGCCTTGACATACCGCTTGGACGGCAGAACGTGATATTCAGTGACACTCTGGGCGGCCTGAGTGGCAACAACATTCGCGATGGTGTCGCCAGAGACGGTCGTAAAGGTGCCGTTGGTCGTATCACATTCAGTCAAAGTCAGCGGAAACGTACCGGCAGTCAGGACCTGAGCGCCAATAACAAGCTTCATCTCGCGCCGATTGATGCTGGCCGAAGGGGTCAGATCGACGACAGAACCTGCTAATGCAGCGGAGGCTCCAGCAACATTAAGCAAGGTCTTCATCTCGTACATCTTTTGGTTCATTGCATTACTCCTTATCGATAATCGAGTGGCTGAGTGACCGGGAGGTTAGTCCCGGTCGATAGCCGAGTGACTGAGTGATTAGGCAGCGATCTGCAGGATCTTCGCGCGCCAAGGCTGAAGCAAGCCAGCACCAACACGCTTGCGGGCGTAGATGGCGACCAGGTCACGCAGGCCGAGAACTTCGCGGAAGACTTCGATCGAGAGACCGACGCGATCGGCGATGTAATAGCCTTTGAGATCGCCGAACAGCATGGGTTTGGAGTTGGCCGCAATGTCGGGCAGGAACTGCGATTTCTCAACGCCATAACCGAGCAGGGTCTGCGGAAGACCGCGGACGTAGTTGGTCAGGCCAGGAGCATCGGTAGTCTGCCACAAGGGGCGTTGCTGGGTGTCAGACAAGGCACGAACGGCGGAGTAGGTCGACTTGTTGGCGTACCACTTCGCACCCATTTCGTACTGCGGAGGCAGGGCGGTTTCGATACCGAGGATACCCTTGGTAACGCCGGCGGAAGGAGCATTCGCAGCGCCCCAGGTCAGCGCAGAGGCATGACCGGAATTGACCAGCATACCATCGTTGGTACCATGGGCAACGGACGCGGCCGGGTGGGTGAAGATACCTTCGGGGGTACCGGCGCCGGCACCGTTCCAGAACACATCTTCCTCACCGAGAGTGAAGGCTTCAGCGAAGAGTTCCGAGCAGTAGCCCAGCACGTCAAACGCATTGTCTTCCATCATCGAGCGGGTGATGAAGATGGTGGCGGAAGCCACATTGATCGGGATGTTCAGCCGACCGGCCACGGGGTTGGTGCTTTCCGGGATGTTGGACGCCGGAGCTTCACCATTCCAGGAGAACCGAACGCCGCTGGTGTACTTCTGATCGGTGGTGTATTTCACCGCCGGGAAGCTGACCAGGTCGCTGCCAGTCGTAATGACGGTGGCGTTGGGGCGAACAGTCGCCATGGTGGCCATTTTCTTGATCAGTTCGGTACGATATTCGGGAGGCATCCAGAACCCGCCAGCTTCATCCTGCCCGACCTGCAGGATCTTCATTGCAGCGGCCTTCAGGCCACCGCGCCATTCGGCACCGAGCTTTGATTTGGCACGAATGTGCTGGGCGAAGGCATCCTGGTAAGCGGCCGATTTGAGGACCTTCAAGCGCTTTTCACCTTCGGAGTCATACGCGGCCAGCTCGCCGGTATCATCCTGGGTCACGCCCTCGATCATGCCCTCACCGGGAGTCGCATCCCGATCAAACGTGCTGCGAACAGCGCTCTGGCCATTCGGAGCTTCGGACCAGGTTTTAAGCGCTTCCATGCGCACCTGGGTATCGATCTGCTCGCGAAGGGCTTCGGCCTCGGTAACAATGCTCTTGTAAGCGGCCATAGCTTCTGGAGTCCAGACGCCATCACCCTGAGCCTGTTCGATGCCAATCGCTTTCGCGCGCAATTCCTGCATCTTTAACTGCGATTTTGTTGCCATTTTTTACTCTCCAAAAATTAGCGAATGTGCGAAAATCGACTGGGCTTTCTGCACCATTGCCCGCACCTGCGCATCAGGCGCCTCTGGGATCCGGACATTCAGACCCAATGATTTAAAATGTTCCACGGTACCGACCATGCGATGCTCACAAGGAGCGTCGGTCAGTGCCGATGCAAACCAAGGCCAGGTTTTAAGAAACGCGGATTTGCCATGCTCTTCACGCTCAACATATTGCGCAGCGGAGTCACTGGACGTACCAATAACACCTTCTTCGATCAGCATGTCAACTGCTTTGCGATACACATGGGCCCTGTCAAGATGCGACAATGCCCACCGTCCAAGATCGTCATCACCCCACTCTACCGTTTTCCCGATAACAGGATCGGCTTTCATTGTGCGATCTTGGGCGTGGTCCCATGTCAAAGGCCGGGGAGTGTGACCAAGGACGCCGTCCCAAAAGTTTGTTGTGCTTTTGAAGTATTCGGCTTCAAGGTCGGTTTTCTGCGGGTTGCCCCAGAGAAAGATATAATGATGAATCGTGTCTGGGGAGACAAACTTCGCAGCTAGCGTTTTGCGCATTTGCGCGTCCGGCATGACAAGACCAATTGACTTTGCGTAACGAAGATCCAATGACTTAGTCGGTTTGTCCGAAGGCATGTCGACTAATTGAGCGCCGCAATCTGGGCATACGCCCGCGTCGGTTGGTGTAACATCTTTATTGCAATCTTTACACGTAACGGTATCCATATTTTCTCCATGCGGAACCCATGTACTAATTATAACATGTTTTCCTGTAAAAGTAAACAGGCAGTATTTACACGGTTTTAACCTGTTTTAATCTTGCTCACTCTGAAATGCTTTAACAACTGCACGACCTACCCATTCATTTACGACTGCTTCCATTTCATTTACCACCTCTTGCGTATACTCACGCGGATCGATACCAGGATGGTGTACTTTACTTCTGTACATCATAACGTCACCCCATAAAAACGCAAGTTCACCAGGGTTTGACGGCTTAGGTTCAATCATATAACCAGTTTGAAAATCTCCATCAAACCCAGTACCTTCATCGACCCATTTAAATACATTATCATCTGACGTTATTTCAAATGAAAACGTATGAGCAACGGGGTCTTCGTGGTATAATAAATTGAACTTTACATCTCGGGACCATCCACCTATTTCTTGGTTCAACCGATCTAACGCATGTTTACCGAGTTTGCGCACTACTTCACTAACAGCAGTGTTTACTTTTATGGTAACAGCATCGTTACCAACGTACTCATTGAGCACATCTATAACAGGCGTTAAATCGTAAACAAGACTAGCCATCGATTACCCGTAAATGCACTGGCGTATGTAACCATCTGAATTCCGAGATCCGTTCGGGATGACCCTCACGAGTACGTTTGGCCGCAAATGCTTTAAATTGCTTCTTTTCTAATTGTACCGCGGGGTCTTCACCTGCATCCTCTACTGCCGTATCATTACCTAGTTGGGCATCAGTACCCATAGCAGTGTCTTCGCCGAGAATATCGTTTGCAACTTCATCAGCATTTGCCCCGGTTGGAATGCCGCCCGAATTAATGCCGGTGACAGGACCGACATACACAGGTTTGTTGTCGATCGGATCCATATCCAATTCCTGCAGTGCTTGATCACGCGTAAAGATATTCGCGCGAGCGGCGGAAACAGCACGGCGAAATGCCAGGTCGCGGTTTTCTTGCAACGCATTGACCTTTTTGGTCATGAATGAACATTGGAAATGCGGGTTGATGGTGTAACCGGTTTCGGTTGGTTCACGAAGCATTTGTACTTGAAACTGTTCTGCCAAAATTTCCCATTGTGGTGATACCCATTCTTCATACCAGGCCTTGCGCGCTTCCTGATAATTGGTGAATGTCGATGCGTTGAGACCAACTTTTGCACCTAAGAGCATTGGCGGAATTTGATACCCCATGCAGATGCGAGCCTCAATGCGCCCGTCAAGATCGGGAAACGCCATATCGTTAAAATTCATGCTGGTGTTTTGATACGTAGCACCGCGACCAAGAACGGCGATGTCATTCCAATTTTCAACACCGCCGTGCTGCACTTTCCACCGCGACCGAATGCGCTCAGCTTCAATGTCATCCAAGTCCTGGTCAGTAGTGAGTAAACCGGAGAACCTGGCACCTTGCATGATGAATGAGAACAGAAACTGGCTCATTCCGTTATCGACGCCGATATCCTTAAGCACAGCCATTGTCGGCGAATAACCTTTGAGCATTGGGAAACGAGGGTCGAAGTATTGGAAAAGCAGGATGTTGTCGATGTCAATGTCTTGCGGCGGGAGACCATATGGTTGATAACGAACAGCGCGTAATGGGCGACCAGGACCACGAAGGAATGAACACCAATCAGGTCGCATGGGCCACAAGTGGATCGGTTCGCCGACGTTGTTACGCTCAATTTCCCAGCAGGAGAAACCGGCAATGTCTAGGTACACTTGCGTGGCTTGCCAAAATTGTTTTTCGCTCATTCGCTCGTTCGGGGACCGAAGCACTTCCATAATGCGATTGCGGCGAACCACAGTCGGTTGCTCATGTGCAGTGTTATACAACCACAATGGTGCAGAACTCACTGCACGCATACGTTTATCGATACATGCATAAACCAACGTATTGGTCGCAAACCCCTGTTGCATGAGGCCATATGCATTTGGCGTTACATACTGAGGTGTCTGTTGCTCATACAGCGGATATTGCGCTGCAAATGCATTTGACCGTGGTTTGTCGGGCCGATATGCCTCGTATCCGTTGTAATTCGTTAGACTATCCCAGTATGCCATTTATCCATCTCCGCAGTTTTTGTTTAAACGATAATTTCGCGGCCAATTCCTTGTGGGCATCGCGCAAACGTTCGCGTTCAAGAAAAGTAGATTGCAGACCAATCATACTTTCGTCAATCAATTCCACGCGTGCTGGACCGGTGCCGCCAATCATCCACATACGGAGCGCTGCTTTCGCATACTCAATACGTGGATCTGCAAATACGTGGTTCCATTCGGCATCGCGCAACCATCCGCGTCCTTCGATCCATACGCCATATGTCAGTGGAGGAATGCCTGGCATTGCAGGTTTATTTTCCATTGTCAACCTTCCGTTATAGTCTCAGGTTTCGGCTCTTCACCGCCAACCCATATCTGAACTCTTGCGTACTTGCGACCAAACCACGCAAGTGCCGCAGCAATAACAATATCATCATGCCCATGGCCCGTTGCCGCTACACGCCAAACCCCCGAAGCTAATTTGGTCGAAACAAATGCTTCAAATTGGTGTTTGGTTTCTGGGTGAGGTTGGAATTGCAGGTTTGCTTCGTGAATGGCTTCATACAAGTCGGCCATGATGTCGGCCTTGGACTTGTTTTGAGTGGAAAATGGGTGCACATAAATGCCGAGTTTCTTTAGTTCTTCGATATTCACAGACCCAATACTATTGCTTTCGGCAACTACTGTCTTGATGCCCCACTTTTTGCAACGGTCCGCAACGCGGCGACGAATGACACCCCAAGAAAGTTTATTGAGATGTAATAGGTCAACTTGTTTGTTCGCGGTGATATCAAAAACGAAAAGGTCGGTAAAATCATTTTCGCGCCCCCAATCGAGGCCTGCTGCATATTTGTGCGTTGGGTCATATTCTGCATGGGCCGGAGCTCCGAAGTTATTGGACATATTCCCGAAGTATGATTCGCCAGAGACGAGGAAACAAGACTCCGGATCTTCGGGATACTCTTGAATGAAGAGTCGT